GCTTTTTGAATTTCAGATTCACCAATAGATAAGAAACCTTCTTTTAAGTTTTTAGATTTATACTTTAATGAAGGTAGCTCTTGAGAGTTATCAATACCTAATACTAATAAAGCTTTATCTAATTCCTTTTGACTTTTTCCTTCAGGAGCAACTAATTTTTCATTTTTAATTGACCAGTTCAAAGTTCTAATAGAATTAGCAAACTCAAGCGGGGTAATGTTAGGATTATTATAGAACATAGCCGCTGTCAATAGTTCTTGACCGGCTGCTGCTGTTTTATTAACCGGAATAATAGTAATCTTGTTTTGAGCAATCTTAGATTCTTTTAAAGACTTTTCTTTAGAGAAGCGTAGCTCATCAACAAGATAGCTAGTACCACGGACCTTAGTGCGCAGACCATTGTTTTTAATCTTCTCAACAAAGATCTCTTTAAACTGATCAACAATTTGTCCATCTTTTTTACCTTCACGAACAGCAAAGCTTTTTTCTAATTCCTGAAGAACATCATTAATGTAAGGTAAGCCTATTTCATTTTCAATAACTTCATTAAATAAGTTTTGATCAAGTATTTTAGCAAAATCATATTTAGATGTACGGTTCATACCAGTTTGCATAATACCGATGTGAGAAAGCTTTCCAAAGAATTCAGCAACTTCTCTTTCAGGATAATTTTTTAACTCCTCAACATTTTCTTTATACACAGCCGCCATCTGAGCATCTTTAATCTGTGGAAAGTAAATGTTCATTTTTTTAAGAGAGTCACTAAAATCATAATTAACATCTCTGAAAAAAGCATACTGATTAAGCCCTGGATACTTAGCAGAAAAATTACGCAAGATGTTACCTACTCCTACAGATAAATCAAATAAAGCATTTACATTATTTGTATGGTAGAGTGCAGCTCTTTGTAAAATAATATTGCGGCCTGTGACAGATCCATAGTCCAAGAAAGAATTATTTGGATTATCAAATTGATAGAACTTTTCTTTAAATTCATTATCTGAAAGTTCCTCAGAGGCAGCTTTTAAATTGTCATACTCTAGTCTAAAAGTTACCCATTCTTTTGGTTGAGCTGCATTAAAGAATTTAGATGAATAAAGAAACTCTGCCATATTGATATCTAAGATCATGGCTTTAGGATGGTATTTTACCACACCTGTTTCTTCATTAACTTCCATGCCTTTTCCTTGTGGTAAATTTACATCTTGTTCTAAAATATAAGTTTTACCCGGAAGCGCAGAACCATCCTCATAATATTTACTTGGAGATGTAGTATAAGATTTACGGTTATATGCGGCATTTTGATATAAGAACCACATAAAGTCATTCTTAAATTCTGTAAGTACTTTTCTTGGATCAGATCCTTTTGGAGTTTTAATACCTAAAGATCTAAGGACAAGAGCCCTGTTATTCTTAATCTTAAAGTATTTAGAAAACAAATTAACAATAAACTCATCATTATTGAATTTACCAATTGGTGTATCAAGTAATGCATCAAACCAATAATCCGGAATAATTTTATCTTCTATTGCAGTAAGTTTAAACTCAGCAATATCTTCAATCCTTTTTTGAGCCTCGGTAATATTAGAGATTTTATTAGTGTCAAACTTAGATAACATTGTAAATGCAGTAAGTGCATTAGCCATGTTTTCAATCTGCACATAATGAGAAAGAATTTCAACATCCCTAAATGTTGGTTCACTACCTAATCTTGATTCAAGTTCTGTGGGACTGAATGGATCAGCTGCATTAGCAATTCTATCTATATTGAACAGAGTAGTTTTAGTTTTATTTTCTGGATTCTTTGATGAAAATAAACCTTTGTATTTTTCATAAAGAAAATCTAAAGCTGTACCTTCTTTGTTAGGATCAGTAATCCCTTCAGCAACTTTATTAGCTTTAGCAAATACACCTTCATTTTCTTTTTTAAGTTCATTGTATTCTAATACTAATGGATTGTTTACCATATTAATTACAGAAGATGTACTTATACCTGCCATAACCATGAACAAAAGAATAGGGCTATTTTCTTTAGTACCCTGAGCTTCAAAAATCCAAGCATCCTTAGCTACATCCACATAACCATTAATAAGTTGAGAAATAATATCAGATACTTGTTGTCCATCAGCATTTTTCATAATACCTAAAGCAACGGCATTATCTTTTTCATTAAGATTATAACCTATTTTGCCATCATCTGTAATGAAATTTAGCTTCTTGTTCTTAAAGTTGTCAATAGTTTTAAGAGCACGGAGATATGCGGGACTGTTTACTAATGACTCATTTTGAAGAACTTTAAGAGCGTTTTCAAACTTGGCTTGGTCTTCAGCTGAGGTAGCTTGCAAAGTGGCACCAAAGGTTGTAAATATTGCATAAAAAGTAGATGAAATAGCAGCAATACCTAATGAATCTTTACCAACAGAGTTTTCTTGGTGCTTTAACAAGTTATAGCGATATTCAAAAATAGAAGTCTTAGCAATTTTATCTGAAGCAGAAGATGAATTTTTCTTATTGCTTAATTTGTTATATGACTTTTTAATTTGTTTACCTGCAGCTCTTGCTAAAGGTTCTACACTATCTGTTGTGTTAGGTGTAACCAATAACAATAGATTATCCGGCATTAAAACTCTTTCTGATAACAAATCAAATAATTTGTTTTCTAGACCCTTTACACCTTTACCTGCTATCTTTCTTTCAACTGATGCTTTTTCTTCATTGTATTGGTTTAATTCAGCTTCTATTGCTGAAATATCTGCCATGTACTCTTCATACTTTTGCCCAACAGCTTGTTTGCGATCCTCCTTATTAAGAATCTCTTTGTCAAAAAATGCAGTTAATTTATTCTGAATGTCAGAACGCAAATAATTAATAGAGGAATTTAAAGCATCAATTTCAGATTGAAGCTCTGCATGAACAGATCTTTGTAATTCTTTTGGATACGCCTTATTTTCAGCTACCTCTTTTTTCTGACTGTACTTCTGATCAATTTCATCTTGAATAACCGCAATAGCTTCAAAAGAACTTTCAATATCTGCATTGACCTGAGTTTTATTCTCTAAGTAATCTGTATACACAGCCCAAGCTTGGCTAAGCTTTTCGCTTGTGGCTTTAATCTTTTCATCTATAGGAATAATCTGAGCACGCAGTTCATCATAAGATTCAGTTACAGATGGATCATAAACAACTTGTTCAACCTTACCATTTAAGTTGATAAGATTTTTAAACATGTTAAATAACTTATCAATGTCAAAGTCAGATCCGGTTTGTGAAGTAATCTCTGTAGGCAAAACAATAATAGGTCCTGCCCATTCAGGTAAAAATTCAGCAATTGTTGCACTGGTTAATGCATTTGGTCCCTGTGTAGGAATACGAACTCCTGGAATAGAAATGTAATCAGAATATTGATCTAACCATTTTGTGTCCTTAATGGCTTCATTTAACCTTTTAAGTGATGCATCATAATCTAATTCATTTTTACCTTCTTCAGTTTTAAAGTAAACCGCTACTGAATTACCATCAGGATGTGTAGTATAAAAAAGTTTCTTAAAGTCACCTTGTAAAGCTACTTTAACTTCCATAGCTTGTACATACTTTTGACCATCCGGACTTACTGCTTCATTACCATTCTCATCTTTTAAATAATAAAACTTGAGACCGTTGGAGCCATACTTTAAACCTTCTTCTCTAGTAGCTTTTTTAAGAGATGTTTCATACATGGTACCGGAAACCTGCACTAAAGCTTCTCCATTAACAGATATCCTTCTTAAAGTTTTATCTACTAAAGCAACAAGCAACTCTTCTAACTTTTCACTAATCATAGAAAGCGATAAGTCATCAATAAGAGTACCATCTGGTTTGGCAATAAATTCAATTTCAGAAGGTAGGATTTCTTTGTTTCTTAACTTGTCTTGGAGATACTGTTTTAGTTTAGATGAATCCCCGCTATATCCAACAACTTTGCCATCAACTATAGTTTCTTTTAACTCTATGTCTTCTAATAGTTGATTCTTTAATACCTCTTGCATTTTATCAAGAGTGTTATTAAAGTTTTGCAACCATCTCCATTTAGCTGATTTCTCTAACTTTTGTTTTGGAGATAGGGCTTCCCATGCTTCTTTAATATTTTTCTTGCCAGTATAAACAAAATCTGTAGGTACACCGCCATCCATAATACCAATGGTAGCAATCTTACGAAGCTGTGTAGGTAAAGATATGTGTCCTTTAAAGCCTTCATCTAAAAAGATCTGACTCTTTAAAAACTTAATGTGAATAACATTAGGCGTAAACTTAAAGTCCGGATCTTCAGTTACTGTTCTAGTTTTTGCATCATAGAAATTATCAACATCAGCTTCAAAAGTCTTAGTGTCTTTGTTCACTTTTACTTTAGAAAGAGTTGAAAGTTTAGAACCGGTTTGCATTGTAACATAATCAATACCTTGCTCCATCATTTTTTCATGCAAAGTTTGCAAGTGAGTGCCTTCAATTAATTGAGGAACTAATGGTACTAAAGAGTACTTATGAAATGCCATGTTGTTTAATGACAAACCTAATGTACCCAATAGTTCTTGTGTTTGTGGATTATTTACCTGGCCATAGTATTGAAACTTTCTAGCAGGGAATGTAGTAACTAAATCTTTTTTCAAGATTTTTTCACCAGATAGCATTTTTTGATACAAATTTTCTTGTGCATCAGACCACTCATTAATTGAAATATTTAATAAGCGATAAGTATCAAATGAAACCCAACCTTGAGCATCCGCTTCTTCAATTGCCCCACCTTCAGTTTCATATTTATTGCTATCTAAGCCTAGCATTTTGCGATAATGATCCGCATATACTGAATTAGATTTAGCTTCTTTGATAATAGCTGTATTTAAATATCCTGAATATGAGTAATCAGCAGTAATTCCCTTTTCTGTATTATGCTTTTTAGCAAATCCTTTTGCATTAAATTTTTCAGAGTTTAAAAACTTTAACCATGCATCATCATGTCTAAATATTTTACCAGTAGAAATTAATCCAGCAATACGTTTATGAAAATCTTCACCTTCTACATTAAAGACAGAAGAATCACCAATAAATAATGAACCGTAATTAAGGTTTTGAATAAAGTTATTAATTACAAAAGTTCTAAATAACTTATCATTTACTGATTCAATTGATTCATCTTGATTAGTGTAATCTTTGTAAAGGTTATCAGAAATAACAATCTTATTAGCAAACTCATTCATCAGTAAAGCAGCTTCATTTCTAAAGTACTCTACAAGAGCATTTTCAATTTCAGTTTTTAATGGAGTTGATAAAGCATCAATAGTAAATCCTTTATCTCCTAGAATACCATCTAATGAAATAGATTCAAGTTTACTTTTTAACTCAGGATTAAATATTTTATCAAATACAAACCAATCTTCTCCGCGATTAAGTTGTTTAACATCAATTGCAATTTCTGAAGGATTGATTTCTCCAGACAACAACATTTCTTTAATCTTACGGATTTTTTGAATGCGGATAATTTCTGCAGCTATGTGATTTTTAAATTCATTGTAAAGAATTTTACCTTTATATCCTTCAGAAAAAATTGATTGAACCTCACCTTTATCCACTAGTAAGTTAGAACCTTTTCTAGTTTCTGATCCTTTTCTTGATGGAGCAAACACCGTTAATGAAGTAGATTTAGCTTCAGATCGCATGATCTCCTGCTTGCCTTCTAAAGTTAAATGGAAATCACTAATGAATTTAGTTTTAATATCTGAACCCATGGACTCAATACCACGGTCAGTTTCCCAGCTAATAGGCTCATCATAGATTTCACCAGTTGTGTCATCTTCTTTTTCTGAGATACCTTTATATTTTTGAATAAGCTTGGATCCCGATAAAGCCTCTACTGAAATTTTAATACCGTAATCTCTCTTACCTCTTTTAGTAGGCGCATGCACAGAAGGATCTAATTGGAACATGTCAATGAGCCATTTAGATGATGCCGCCTGCGGATTAGTATATGGATCTAAATGCTCCATACCTTTAATCTTTAGGAAATCTTCAAGTGTTGCTGCCTTATTTATTTCTGATACAGTTACTAAAAGACTTGAGTTTAATGATTTCTCACTAACCAAATCACCATTAGCATTAAAGCTAGAGAAGTTGGTATAGTCATTAGAATAAATATATTGCAGTTCTCTTAATTGAGTTAAGAAGCCAGAAAGATCTTGTTGTTCTACAACTTTATTGTTTTCATCAAAGTAGTTGAATTTTCTAAATAACTGATCTAAGTTGCCAATAAACTTACCATTGGTATCTACTACCCATCTTTCAAGTTCAGAATCCCAAACAGCTTTGGTCATTCTATTTTTGATGGAATTATTAATATACTCAGTAATGGCAGCACTTATACCTAATTCAGAATCACCTCTAAATAAAATTTTTCTAACATCCTCATCTTCTACCATATCTATACCAAGAGCTTTTAAAAACTCAAATGGTTTAGCAATAGCTTCTACTTTAGCAAATAAAGTATACTCCGCATTTTTAGATTTTTTAGGATCATTTTTAGAAGTAATATTATTTGGCCCAGGTCCTTGTATTTTGGCATAAGTTAATGAGTCAGCTCTGTTAAAATCAAGATAAAGATTTTCCAAATTAAATACAGGCACACCACCTAACTCATCAGCATAAGGGCTTTCCGTCAACAAGAATTTGAAATTAGCTGCCCACTTGCGGGTAACTTGCAAACTCATAGAAGAAGACTTACCTGATTTAGATATTAAAGTAACAACAGGATTATCCGGATCAGTTTCATCTATTTCTTTTTCTAAAATAAATTCACGGAGTAAAACATCTGCTTTATTAAATGATTCCCAGAATCCGGTCCATTGTCTATGTTCAGCAACAGTAATATTATCAGTAAAATCCAGTTGTGAAATATCACCTAATCTTCTTAGTAATTGATCAATTTCTTTATCGGTTTTTGCAGCATCCTTGAGTTTAGCACTCATGTCCATTGCATCTGGGGTATTGCGTAAAAGTTTTGCTACTTTAGCAATTGCATTTTTGGTAGGCATAATTTTCTTAAAGCCTAATCCATTTAGTTGTGGCACACCTTTTCCTTGTTCAGTATATTGCTGAATAGAACCAAGAATGCTTAATGTTTGCCCATCAATTAATTCATCAAATAATTGCTCATTGCCGGAGCGGTCCCACAAAGGAACATAGTTTTCTTCTTCAGTTGCTTTGACATCATAAAAATCTTCATACTCAGTTTTTTTCAAAACCAAGTCGCTGTAATTTTTTAAGAAGTTTTCAATTAAAGATTTTGGTATCTGCTCTTCACCTTTTAATCTAGCTGTTTTGTTTAAATCAGATAGCTTGCCAAAATTTTCAGGGTTTAGTATTTTTTCTAAAAGTTGTTTTTGAAATACCAACGCAGTGCTTTCACTTCTTTGTTGTGCATTTTTATCTTCAATTTTAGAAATAGACTCAAGTTTATTGTTTACATCATTGAGCCTTTGTTCAAATCTAGCTTTGACATAATCAACAGCTAAACTTAATAAGCGCGGATTAGCGGCAATGTTAAACACACCTTGACCTGTTCTAACTGAACTACCTTTTTCATCAAGTAGTTTTAAATCATTTGCTAATTGTTTATATTCATCAGATGACTCAGCATAATCTGCCATTTCAAATAACAAACTAACTGCTTGTTCTTGATCCTTTTGGTTTTGAGAAAAGTTTAGACCCTGAGTAATAAAATCTGAAAATACAGATTTCATACTTGTCATGGCATCATACATTTCTTCTAAAGTAAAAGTATCACCAGATGTTGTTTCTACTTCTGATGAACGCCATTTGGCTTCTTCATTAGATGCTACAAACATATCTGATGTAAAGTTTCCTTTAAACAAATCAGAAAAGATTACATCAACCATCGCATTTGTTTTGTTAAATGCTTTAGCCTCTGCATATGTCATGTTACCAAATACAGACTTTAAAAGATTAAGTAATTTTTGAAAGAATGCTTTAATCTTATTGTCACTAAATTTAGTTTTCTTGCCATTAGACAACGCGTACTCTCTAAAACCTTCAGCTAAAAATTCTTCTAGTTCTAAATCAGTAGCATCTGAATAAGAAAGCAATTTAGATTGACCATTTACTACTGTAGTAAAATAACCAGGAGTTGCTCTTAAAGTATCATAAATTTCTTTGCGCTCTGAAGGAGTTAAAATACCATCATAGAAAGCATGGAATGCCTCATGATAAACATCACTGGATGAAGATCCCTGATAAAGATTAATAGCATTACCAATAAAGTTAGCAACAAAGTTTGGTCCAAACTCAGCTGCTTTATTTTGCATGTTATTTAATGTAATAACCTTGCTTAGTGGACTTTTATTCCACCATTCTAATGCTGCTTCATTTTGTTTATCTGAAGCCACTGTGGCCAGGTTTCTTTCAGATACACTACGCCATTTAATATCTCTCTTAGGTTTTATATTAGATGCCACCACACTTGGAGCAAAACCTAAATAAGAACCAAACCCTTGTAATTTGCCTTCAGCTGTAGGAACAAGGTTTGTATATCCTACTTGGATAACATGATCACCAATAGTAGTTCTAGCGCCTGTAATAAGTTGACCATCTTCAATTCTTGCAGGTACTTTATAAATAACAGTATCCATTGAAGCATCTTTTTTGTTTGTAAAAGATCTTCTTGGTCCAACCATTTCATATACTTGACCGTCTTCACCATAAAAGTATTCACCTAAATTGGTAACATCATTTATAGAAGCTTTAGGTTTAGTTGCATTTGCATTTAAATCCTTAGCAGAAACCGGTTTGGAAAATCTAAGATTAGCAAATTCTTTAAGTTGAGCTAAAGTTAATGTAGATGCAAGAATAGGTTCATTGTTACCCAATCTAACCATTCTTGTCTTTGTTTTTTTACCTTTTTCATCAACTGATTCTTCAACATAATAGTAAAAGCTTCTGTCTTTATATTGACCCTTGTTATAACTATCAATATAAAAATTCATAAAGGCTTCTCGCACACCTGATGCATTTGCATTAGCCGCGGTATAACCTTTAATTTTAAGTTCATCTTGTGAAATTAAGTAATGAAGTGTTTCAAATTCTTCATCGGTTAATGAAGACAAAGGTTTTTCATAAACTCTAAATGTCTTGTTAGTATTGGCTACAGCAATAACTGGGTAAAATTGAAGGTTAGTTCCTCCTTGTTCTAAAACAGTTGCTCCATCATTGATATTAGTAATATCAGTTAGATTTGTTGTTTTATTTCTATCCTGAGCAATAAAGCCTAAATTACTTTTATCTAAATCAATACGCATATAAACTTGATCACCCGCTTTAACTTTGGCAAGAGACTCATTGATATATGCTAAAAATTGATCTACTTGTTGCTGTGCTTTTACAGCTGCTTCTTTTTGAGAAAGGCTAGAGTCATAAGCCATTTCTTGTACAGTAAGCATTTTGACTTGGTAGTCTAAAGAAACCTTATCTGTTTTAATGGTATACACTGGAATTTTACCATCTGTAACCAAATTACCAGCTTCATCAAAAGAAGCAATTTCATTTTTAGAATCTACTAATAACAAAATTGGCAAGTTGGGATCTTCACTTCCTGTAGTATTAACAACTTTTGAATTGTTAATAACCTCACCCAAAGTTGTTAATCTAAAACTAAGATTTAGTTTGTTGTCATTTTTAATAACATTTCTAGCAACTGTAAATTCAAATACCTTTTTAGGATCTGTTATATTTTCTGAGTAACCCAATAGTGGATTGTAAATAGCTTCTTGGTTACTGGTTTTCATTAACTCAAAAGAAACTGCCTCAAAGCGATCTAATGGATTGCCCTCTTCTACTTGTATAGATGTGTTACCAATAATGTCTCCAAAGCGATCTATTAAAGCCTGAAAGGTATCCTTAGATGTATCTTCAGTTGCGGTTACTACATCTTGAGATAATTCTTTAAACTTTTCAAAAGATGCAGGAGTACCCATCTTTGGATTATCCGCAATATACTTTAAAACAATTTGAGGAACAATGCTCAAATGTTGTAGGACTAATTCTTTATTTCGGTCATTGCTTAAACCATTATCACTAAAAACAGTTAAAGCATCATTGAACAAATCTGTCAATAATGCTTCAGCTGATTTTTCTTGTGATAAATATTCTGGTAATTTTCTGCTTATATATGATCCAAATAACTTTATTGAGTTTGGTGTAATACAAATATTCATCCTATTTACATTTTGTTATTTCCTTGTTTAAATCTGCCATGAGATCTTCTTCAGACAACGCATTTGCCTCTCCCATGAAAGAGGTAAAGTTATTTAAAATTTCATCATATGCCCCTTTAATATAATCAAATTCTGCGACATTTACAACTGAATCTATGTTTGTTGCATTAAATTTAGACCCTGGCTCAAGTACTTCTGTAACACTATTCATCAAGTCATCTAGACCAATTTTTATTTGATCAAGTGAAACTAAGTCTTGTAGATATATCATGTTCTGCTGATAACCTGCAACACGATAAGCTTTACCATTTACAACAATATTTTTATCTGTAAATACACCAGTTCTAAATTGAGCTTCTAAGATTTTAGATGCAGCACTTGGTTTATATTTATAAACAGCTATTGCAAAATTTAAATCTCCTCTTTTAGATTGGTTTAAAGCATCTTGTAATGTTCCAATATATTTAAAACCATTTAAAGCCTGACGACCATTGTCATAAATGATTTGTAATTCCTTGTCTATTTGAGTTTCTTCTTTCTCTACCTTTTCAATTCCTTCAAAGAAATCTGCATTAGGATCTTGACCAAACTCTGCAAAAAATTCATCCTCTTGATTTGCCATATCATTGGCAGCTTCAGCATCTTCTGGATCATAATCTTTTTGACTAGAATTATATAGTTCTCCATCTTCATCAGATAATTCTTCAGGATTACCTTCAAATGTGTCATTAATGATTTCTGCTTGAACTGAATCATAGTATGCTGCCAATGCTGCTGCTTCTTTGTCAAGCATCTCTTGACCTTCCGGTGTATTTAAATACTTTAAAACATTTAAATTATCTACAGCTTCATCACGCGTCATTCCTGCAATCTGCAAATCCTGTAGGAACATCAACTCATTTTGAACATCTTCACTTGCATCATCAAAAGATTCTTCAGCAAATGTTTTTTTAGCCTTTTGAATATCATCATAGATTTTTTCAACAGCATCAGCTATGTTATCATAGTTTCTAAGAAACTCTTGAAGTGCATCAGCTACATCATTAGTTCTTTCAAATAAATCTCCACGCTCACTGGTGAAATCTGCAAGTAAATCAATTGAAGAGCTATCACCTGTTCTTCTAGCACGATCTGCTTCATCTTCTGTAATTCCAACCCAATTATCTGCTTCGGTAATATTATTAGAACCTAATGCATTTAACACAGCCTCTTTACTAATTTTAGCCCCTAAGATAAATTGTTGTAAAAGATAAACTTGCATCATCATCTTAGGACTCAACATGCCTTCATTTACTTCAAGGATTGCTCTTTTTTTACCTGAATAAACAGAAGGTTTAGCTTTTAGTACAGATCTTTTTTCATTAGCATATTTTTTACCAATAGTATACATGGTAGACAATGCAGCAGGCTTACCTTTTCTTATAGCTCTAACCCGCAAATTACTGCCAGCTTTATATAAGGCCAGGTTAATTTGATAAACAACCTCCGGATATAAATGCTTTTCTTTTTCTAGCTTATTAACCATTGCAGTTAATTGAAAATTAATACCCTTAGGTTTAAATTCTATTGGGTTTAATTTTAGCTTAGCCTTTTCATTTTTGCGAGTCTGAAGAATTAAATATACAGATTCAATAAAACTAGACTTATCTTCTTTAAAAATTTCCGGATGATAAGTTGTTATGAACCTAAACATTCCTGGTGTTATTCTTAAAGTCAATAATTTTTTACCTTGCTTAATAGATAATTTTCTAGTAGCTAATAAATTAAAATTGCTTTCAATTTGTTGATCAATAAGTCTTTGAGCTCTTTGCTTATCAATATCATCAAGTAATTGCTTTCTTTGCTTTTTAGCATCCTCTTTAGCTTGTTTGTTTACAACAAAACTAATGATGTCATTAACAGTAAAAGGAACTATATCGCTATTGTCTTTAAACTTTTTGACAAGCATTTTAATTTCTTTCTCAGTAAGAATAGAATAATCAAAATCAGGTAGTAAGTTCTTTAAAAAATTCTCATCTGATACAGGGGCTTGAATTTTTACTTTTTGCTTTTTTCTTTGACGGTCTGCTTCTTTTTGCTCAGCAATTTGCTGTTGTCTCGCAGCTTTATTGGCTTCAACTCTTTTTTGATTTTCAGCCAGCTCTTGTTGACCTTTGACCAGATCCTGTTCTCTTAATCGGTTTTCACTAAAATCATTAATTACTTTAATGTATTTTGGATTAGATTTCATTTCCTTTCTAATCTCCGCTACATCTTCATTGTTTAATTTAGTTAATGGCTTACCATAAACAATAGCAAGTGCTTCTCTTAGATCTTTAGGAACAGATGGCCATGGAGTTTGATGGGTAATGATTTCATTATCATTGTAATCAAGCTTAGGGATATATTCTGCATCAAGATCTTCAACAACTTCAGCTGCTTTAATAGCATCTAACTCCGGTTGAATATCATTTAATTTATCATATAGCTCATTAAGCTCAATAGATAATTGAGTAACTTTAGTTCTAGTAGAACGCTTTTGTACAAAAGATAAAGAATTATCAGCCAGTTGTTTATTTAAAACATCCAGTTCTTTTTCAATTGTAGCAATTCTAGATTGAATATTTTTAGCATCATTAAGAACTTCTTTTTCTTCTCTGGTTACCGGTTCTTCTACTTCTTCAACTTCTTCTGTAATAGTTTCTTCAACTTCTTGATTAACCCAATTTTCAGGTTCAGTAAATAATTCAGACTCTTTAGCTTTTAAATCATTATTAATTGATAAAAAAGTTTCGCTGCCATATTTATTAATTTTTGGATCAGTTCCTTTATATAAACTTTTTACAAACCATTCTGCTCCACCAGGTAATGTTCCTATAGCTAATAAAGGAACCCACTCACCTTTTGTATTAAGAGTAGTTCCTTTGCCTGTAGATTTATACATTAAAAATTTAACAGTCTTGCCATTTACATTAGCAATAACATCAATTATTAATCTTCCATCTACTTGTGCTCTAATAGAACCATATTGTATATCAACATCTGAAGCTTGATCTAATTCTTGACCTAAACTAACTATTTTATTAGTCCATTCTTCTGTAGCAACTCTATCTGTTGATACTATTTCTGGATGTAAAAAATCAGCAAATAATTCTGGATTATCAGATGCGTTATCTAGCATAACAACATTCCCCCCTGTATTTACTAATTGCTGTTTAGTAATAACTCTTTGGCGAGTAGTTGTTTTTGTTTTAGGTTTAGCTGCAGGGGTACCAGATATTACACTATCTGCTTCAATAACAGCTCCTAAATCAACCTTGCTTTTTTCTCTTACAGATACTTTAGCAAGATCAGCAATAGTTGTTTTCTTTTCATTAAATCTTTTAATGTCAGTTTTAGCAATGCCAAAGTATTCAGCAACACTAGCAAACATGCGCTTAATAAATTGCCCTAGTGTTTTTAATAAACCTTGGTTTTCTGCCTGATTAAGTTCATTATTGACAAATTGATCATAGACTCTACCAACAAGTTCGTGTTCATATTGTCTGACACCAATTTGATCTACAGGACCATAATTGGCTTCAACATATGCTACTGCTTCTGCATTTTGCTTAGCTTCATCAACCAGTCTTTTATAAAAAGCGGGATTAGTTTTTTCTAAGTTAATTAAAAATGGATGCAAAAACATTTCATGATATAGAGTATTTGCTTTTACAGCATCTGCAACTATATATGCGGTATTTGTTTTCTCATCATAAAATCCTGCAGTTGTTTGACCTTCTGCTTGAAAGAATATGTTTTTTACAATCTCAATACCATCACCAATATTATCTGCATTATCAATTAACCAGTTAACCATTTCACCAACTTTACCGTTAGTTTGATAAACTGATAGTTCTTTTAAATTTTGAATTAACTCAGATAATGATTCTGATTTTTCATAGACTGATTTCAACAAATCAGAAAGAGCTACGTCAGCAACACCTTTTCTTAAATTAATAATACCCGGTCCTGTTGGTCCATATAATAAATCACCAAGAATAGTATTAAACTTTTGAAAAAATGGGTTTTGGATTTTGTTTAAAATGTCTTCAGCTTCTTTTTGAGAGTTAAGAATTTTAACATTTACATTCCAGCGTAATGCAAGTTCTTTGGCTAAACTAGTAAGTTCATCAAACTTTTCTGCTCTAGCTTCTGTTTTTTCTGCTTCTGTTACTTTAGTATCAGTTTCTTCTTCAGCAATGTTATCTACAATCTTGCTATCTAAAGCTTTAGCTGATATATTAATAACGCGATTAATAAGTCTTTTGTCAAACTCTTCACTTACAATTTCTTTGATACCCGTCATAAGGGTACTCCACAAAGATTTGGATGCAGGTTGAATGTTGTCTTCTATTTGAGCAAGGAACTTTTGAAACTGAATGTCATTCATTGCTTCTGTAAGAAACAAAACAGGATCATCAAAGATTTCTACCTCATCAATGTTTTGTGCCGGGAAAGTAGCTTGAAATGCGCTTTTAGCTTGTTCCATTGCATTCCTTGCAGCCAACCAAAGGTTATCATTATTTCTTAATTCCTCAGCAATTTTATTTTGAGTTAAACCAGTCACAATCATGTTTTCTATTGACATGACTGAATTAGTATAATCTCTACCTGCAAATCTTAAATCCATTAAGAGAACTCCGTTTTCATCCATTTGTACTGGAAGAGTTCCATCTGTAATAAACTTAATTGTTACATCCTGATCACCAAGCTTAGCAAGAATTTCTCTATCAAGTCTAGTAAGGTATTTGTTTTCCTTAGCCATTAACTTGTCTAAGAATCTTTGGCCAGCTTTAGAAGAAAGTTTGATCTCCTTATTAAGGGTGATTCCATACTGACGCAAGATACCTGCTACAGTTCTTTTATCAGATTTTAATTTACGCCCTTGTTTGTTTAAAGTAGTCTTATCATTAACAATTGATTTACCTGTTAGACGGACAATAAATTTATTAATTATCTGTTGTGCAATTTTTACTTGTTCTGGAGTAGCCTCTTTATTGTTGTCAGCAATATCATAAATTTGAGAAGGCATCATTCGGTTTTTAATCAAATCATCCAACTCATTAAGATCAAAAAATAAACCTTCTGCATATAAAGCATTAAGCATATCATCAGCTGTTGATTTTTCTTCAAAAGCTTTTAATGCATTTTCAATGTGCTCTGCTTTATTGTCATCTAATCGTTTAAGCAAATCTTCTTGCCCTTTAAGATACGCGCTTGCTCCAGAAGGATTTAATAAAGTATCTACAAACTCTTGATAAATTTTATTTTCTTCACCTAGTGAAATGTAATCAAATACTTTATCAAACTGTTTTTTATTAGCTTGTAACTGTGCATCTTGGTTAGACAATGTATTCTTGCCATATGTCTGCATTAAGTTATTGTAAGCCTCAAATAAATCTTCATAAGCATCTGATTCATAAATAGAACCCTCAGCTTTTTGTTGTTCTGTTGTAAATGCTTTTAACTTTTCTTGATATGCTTTAAAAGCATCTAATTTAGCTTGAGCTTTATTAGCACTTTCTTTACCCGCTCCAGTTAATGTTAATGTTTTATTTGCTTCTACTTCAGCTTGTAATAAACCTATCTGTTGTTGTAAAGCATCAGAATTTAGTAAAGCATTTATTTCTAAAGATGATAAAGGATTGCTTTCATTAATATCTTTTTCAAGAGCTTTAATTCTATTAGCGCGATCTGCTATTTTAGAATCAGAAAAAAGTAATTCTCTTTTAAGATTTTCTACAGAAGTATACTTAATAAATTTTTCCAAATAATCAGGATCGGTGGTTTTAACACCTTTCATTTTATGTGGATTAATTACAGTTTCTTGAATTTCATTATACTTAGCACGCAATTGTTTTACATTACTGGCCTGCGTTTGTAATTTTTCCTGATACTCTGCTTTTGTTTCTTCAGTTATATCAGTTCTACCAAATACTTCATTTAGTTCTTGAGCACCAAAGTTTTTAGCCATGTACTCTAAGTGTTCCGCAAATTCATTTTCTAAACCAGCTTCTAATAAAGTATGTACTCCAGTTACAAATGAATCATGTTGACCATTTTTAAACTGCATGCTATTTTTATTTTCTGCAGCTTGCAGCATATTTTCCTGCAATTCATTTAGAGTATATATAGGTTTAGAAAAACCATCAATAAAATTTTTGCTATTATTAAAAAACTCAGTTAATACTTTAGTTTTTTCTTTGCGCTTAATTTCTAAAGATGTTTTTTCTGCTTGCCATTTTTTGTTATCAAATACTCTTTGATAAGTTTTTTGAGCACCGCCTCCAGCTACAAAATTATTAACTTGCCCTACAGCAAATCCTGCAGGTGAAGCAAATACACCCATTAATGCTCCAGAAAGAAAAGTAATTGCTCCCTCTTCACTGTACTGTTTAGAAGCCGCTTTAGATAAATCATTGTGAAGATATTCTAACATACCTCCACGGACTTGAGTTCCTTTAACATTTCGCGCATGATATGATTTCATTGATTCTGAGATCATATCTTGACCAAGCTCTTGTACACCTTCCATTGAACTAGAAAGAGCGCTATTCATAGCACTTTTTAATGTAATGGTGCTTAGCTTTTTTCTTACGGCATTACCAAATGTTTTAGCTAATGCATCAACTGCTACTTTTGTACCTTCTTTTCTACTTACTCTATATGCATCATTAGCAATACCTGCCCAACGGTTAGTACCTTTCATGTTTTTAAACATGTTATCAAAGGTAATTGCATTGGTTGCATAGATTAAGCCAAAGTTAGATGAGTACACGCGGTCTTTAACCTTTTGCGCCTCATTTTCAATAGTATCTAAATATGAATCAGGTATAGTTGTACCAATGTTTGCTTTATCTAAATAATAGTCATCAAACATTTGTTGCTTAAATTCTTTAGCAGCAAGATCAGCTTCTAGTTTTGATTCACTATGCGCCATAGTAATCTTTCTAGCATCTCTAACTATAGCTCCAGCTCCAATTGCTGTTTGTCTTAAACCATTAAAGTCTTCAAGCTTATCAATTGTTTTTAAAAAATCATAAGTATTTTCTAATGGATTTAAAGCTTTACCAAAACTTTTTAAACTACCTCCAACAAACTTACCGGTGGCACCCATAAAACTTTTAGCTGTATTTAAATCTTGCAATTTGTTTACAGCTTTAAGCATACTTCCGGCTTCTTTAAGTTTACCAACTCCTCTAGCCAATAATGTTCCGCCTGCAGCAATTGTACCCGGTGCAGCCGTACCTCCAGATAATGCTGTAATACCAGCTAATGCCATTTCTTCAGCAGCAATACCCGCAATGATACCAACTGTATATCCTGCAGATGTCATTGTGTTAGCTACAAATCCAGTTACACCACCTCTAGTTGAAGAATACTTATTCATTGTATCTTCAAAAGTCAAATAGTTTCCTTGATCAGCAAAAGCACCTAAGGCAAAAGTATCTTGTATACCAATACCTGCAAGTTTTTGCATACCTGTAAATGCACGACCAATGTCAGAAGTCCAGCTTGTTTTAGTATCATACAACTCATCCATTCCGCTTTTACCTGCAGTATTAGATGATTTATATGGATCAAATCCTAGCTTACCAAATGTTTGAGAACCATATGACGCGTACTTAGCAAGATTAGCTTGCTTTGCAGAAAAGTCCTGAGCTCTACCTGCATTATAAGCATTGGTAATTTTTGGTAATGTTTCTGCATTAACTTTATTAGAAATTGATTGTAATTTATCTTCAATTTCTACTGGTTTTTTAATTTCTGACATGCTTACAATTCTTTACTGTAATCCATTAAAAACTTATTAAAATTATCGGTAGCTCCTTTTAAAGTTATAGCTTGACCCATTGGTATTACATGTTGGTATTGTTGAATATTACCTTGTTTATCATAATACCACATACTACCAATATAAGCATTTTTATTTTGGTCAAATGAAAGCCTGGCGCTTTTATACGCAGGTTTATTTTTAACCGTAATAACTTTCATATCTTGATAACCTTTAGCATTAAAAGTAAACTCTTGAGGATCTCTAGCAGTATGAACATACATGTCCTCACCAATACCTTCATTTTTGCCAAGCATATTTTTTGGAGCATACATGACCATAGACTTTTTAGTCTTAGTGTTGTAAAAAGAATATGCCGCTTGTCCAGGTACGTTAGTATTTCTAAAAAACTCTACAGTTACATTTGACATGTCGCCTTTAAAAAAGTCTTTGGCTACCTTGGCATTATTTTCTCTTTGATCTGCTAGTTCATCTTTTTGTATTGCATTCAAACCTGCATTTACTCTATCATTACCAAAAAGAGTAATATTCTCAGTTGTAAACTCACCTCGGTCATCTTTCATTAAACCAATTAACTTGTTTACATTTTCTTGTTTTTTACCAGATGAATTTTTAAGCTGATAGTTTTTATCTAAGTTTAGATCAACGCCTTTAAATTGCAAAGATTGATTTCTTACATTACCAAAACCAGCAGCCAATAAAGAAGAATCATAAACTTGATTTGCTTTAATTTTAGAAAACTCTTTTTTATAACCTCCTTTTAATCCATTGTAAATTGCAATAAGATCATCTTCTTTATCTTCTTTAGAAGTTTGTCCCCAAGGTAGACTATTAATTCCTCCCTCCCATGAAACAGATGTTGTTTTATTTTGCTCCCAAATTTTACCTAATAAAGATGCAGGTTTGGCATTTTTAACATCTTGTCCAATATTACCAGTAGCTCCGCCTTTAATAAAGCCTCTTCCTGAAGGATCTGGAATATTGCGCAAAGAATCTTTCCACTTTTTATAAGACATAATGTTTCCATTATCATCTACTAAAGCATCCATAGCCATATTAAATTGAGATCTATTTAAATCTAAACCTAAACCATCTCTAATTGACTCATAATTATTTTTAGAACTATCTAAAGATAAATTTCTAAGCTTGCCGTCAACTTCTTTAAATTCTTTATAATGCTTGGTCATTTTTTCAATGTCAAGCATATCCCTGTCGGCAAAATCATTTCTAGTTTTAGTACTTGTTTGCGGATAATATTCTAGTTTTTTACCAACAGTATCTTTATGCGTATTAAGAAGCTTAATACTACCATGGTAACCTAATCGAGTAGACATTCCTTGAATATCCTCAGATCGGTTTTTAAGAACTTTTAAGATATCACCATAGTCCTTGCCCCACATTTCTTTTCTAATAGACATGGCGAGATCCTTATCTTTTTTAGATAACCCGGAATCAGCTATAGTACCATACTTAGAAACATGTTTAAGTAAGTCAACATTCATATCAAAACTCTCTCTGTTGAAATCAGCTTTAGAAGTATCTTCAACATCTAAGTGTTTTAAAGATGTAGCCACCCAAGATGAAACAATTGGCTGCGCTTTCTTTTTAATAGAGTTCATCCAGTAGTCACTAACATTTTTAAGTTTAGCGTATTCAGCTGATGTATTCCATGTTTCATAGTCAGCTTTTAATTCTCCTCTATCTAATACAACTCTTGCATTAGTAGATGATTTATTACCAACTTGAACTTCTTGACTATATTTATCATACTGCTCTCTTGTTAAAACACGAGCATTTTCATCCATTGCAAATTTTTTATTTTTGGTATAATCCAAACTATTTGCAATTTCAGTAAACATTACTGTAGCTTTTTTATAATACTCATTAATCTTAGCACTATCACCACCTTCTCTAATAACCTCTAATTCTTTAGCAAAGTCCCAAGAACTATTTTTAAACTGTTTAAACTTATTATATAAAGCAGGATCTTCAGTTTTAAGTTGAGACATTACATTATCATATCTGCCATTAACAGCACGCATAATATGTTTAGAATCCTTGTAGTTAATCATATCTTGCATGCCCATTTCTTCAACTAATGGTTGAAATTTGGAATCCCAAGTGCTAACTTTTTTAACATCTTTAGTTTCAGGTTTATAATTTGCACCTGTATCTACTTTAACGTTAGATTTAGAAAGAGCTTTGTTAAATGCTTCAGTATCACCTCCAAATGTTAGTGGCATAATTTATTTTTTAAATTTATTTTTCATATAATTTTCTATCTGCGGATATAACGGTTTAGTTTTATCTGCTGAATTTACCGCAGCATCAAAGTCAGTAGTTGTCATTTTTGGATAATATTCCCCTAAATAATTAACTGAATTTTGTCGCCATGCTGTTACATAATCAAAATCATATTCTTTTCCAAATGTTTCAATATCGGTAACTGTTAATATATTTCGGTATTTAGGAATTTTTCCAAATTTAACTGCTGCTTCATTAGCATCTCGCTGTAATTTTAAATACTTGGCTTCTGCTGCAGCTGCTGCTTTTTGATATTGTTTATACTTAGATTTTTTAGTATCATCAGTAGAATTTTTCCAAGTCTCTACCTCACTAGCTTTTGGAATTTCCCCACCAAACATATTTTTCATTTCTACTCTTTTCATTTCATCAAGAGAGTTTCCATATGTTTCAGCTTCATTCTTTTTTTGAATGTAATTATCAGAAGCAGTAATAGATCCTGTACCAGATCCTTTATCTGAATAAGAACTGTGACCAATCTTTTTCTTATAAGCCTCTAGATCCAGTTTATTTTGAAATGACTGCTGTTCTTCTGCCATGTCATATTGATGTTGCAAAGCCATCTCAGACATTTTATATTTGTTTGCGTACTTCATTTCTGCAAACTTATCTGCTTCTAAAGTTTGCTCTGCATCTTTATAGGCAAGTGTGTTTACAGCTTTAGAAAGTTCCTCATTAAAAAATGTATAAGCATTCTGATTGTCTATGTTGTCAGACATAGTTTCAATAGCAGCTTTATTATTTTTCATTTCAGAAATGGCTTGAACCTGAGATGTAAATGATTGAGCCTGTTTAGCACTTTGTTGCAATTGTACTAGTTGAGCATACTCATTAAACTTATCGCTACCTTGTTGAAACTCACCACGTTGATAAGCAAGCTCCATGTCTTTTACTTTTTGATCTAAGTGACCTACATCAATACTTAAATCCGCAGCAGCCTGATCAATCTTTGCTTTGTTTTGCTTATCTACATTTTGTAAATAACCCAATTGAGCTGATTTTAAATCTCCATATTCACCCATGTTTACTTTTGACTGAGCCCAGTCATTTCTTTGAACATAAGCTTTTGCTCTAAACATTTCCGCATAAGCCGGATCTTTACCAATAGTTTCAGAAAACAAAGTAGTCAATGGTGATTTAATTAACTCGCCATTTTTAGTAGTTACTTTATAATCTCCAGAAATTTTATCAAGAGTTACATTTAATCCAGCATCTTTAGCAAGCTTTATAGCTTGTTTCATAACACTTTTGTAGGGAACATATTTAACATCTCCCATACCAAGTGCTTCATTAGATGTAGCATTTTTAAACTCTTGTCTTTTATACTGCATGTATCTTTCACCTTCTTCCCAATATGTACCTCCGCATTTTTCTTCATCAGTACAATTTTTAAAGGCTTCCATTCTATTTACTTCATTGTTAAAGTTTTTGGTCCATACCATATCCTTAACAATGTTATTGTTTGTATAAATAGATTGAAATACACTAGCTGCGGCTTGTACATTTTGATCTAAAGAAAAATCCAAACCCCCCATTCTTTTAATATCATCATTGATAATCTTAAAGAATTCATCTCTAGCTTGAATATTATCTGAACGAGTCATAGATGCATTAAGCAATGAGCCATATAGATCACTTACTTTTTTGTGATTAGCATCATATTTGGCTTGCTTAGTCTGAAGGATTTGCGCATCAAATGCTAAATTAGGTTCAGTAGGCTGAATCTGTGAGATATAATCCGCTTGACCTTGTATATAAGTTGCCATTCTTTTTTATTTGTAAATGTATTAAATATATGATAAACAAAAATTAGTTAAGACCGAACATTGGTGTTGTCCAGCTCACCTGCTTTAGTCACATTATCATCCGGTTCAATTTGATACTTACCAGATTTATATGCCAAGAATGCTTTCATTTGTAAATCAGGATTAACTGTAGGAACTGATTTAGCAAACTCATTAAACTCTTCACCAAAATCTTTAGTTGTTGCTGTATTTGGTGTAATTGCCTTGTCATTCATTTTATAAATAAGTCCGGTAAATGGATCCTTCTTGAAGTTCTCATTAGTGGTATTTAAATTATAAATGTTTGATGCATTAGTAAATGCTTGGTTAGACAATTGTACAATCTTATCTTTAGCAGCACTAATTGAATTAGCTAAACTTTGCTTTAAGATATTTTCTTTGTCATACATGTTTGTAGCTAACTGCGCATTCTTTTCATTTACTGCATTAGCAATTTGAGTATTGTAGTTTTCTCCAGCATTAAAGACTCCAACATTTTTATCAGCATAATCACTAATAGCATTTGCTACATCACCATAAGCTTGACCACTTAAAGCCATAGCAGTGGCACCAGCGCCTTGAGCTGAACCAAATGCACTTACTCCTTGCATCATTTGATTTAATTGCTCATTCTTAGCTGCAATTGTTCTTTCTGGAGAATAGTATGCGCGATCCGGCATAACAGCTTCTGCAGACTTAGCCCAAGGATGTAATTCAGGAATCTCAAATCTAGCTTGAGTTGCTCTGTTTAAAGCAGCAATATCTTCTCTTCTAAAGCCATAAGGATTAACAAGAGGTGTTGTTTGAGCCAAACCTTTGTATGCTGGCGGTTTTTGCTGACCAGGAACTTCTTGAGGAGGCTCACAAGGCGGACATACACCACTTGCTAATCTTTCTCTTACTGTTCCATCAGGACATGGTGGACATGGTTCAGTTGGCTCTGGTTCTGTAAAATAAGATATCTCTCCTGCTGTAGTATTTGTATATGCACCATCGGCTTTAGAAATAACTCCTTTTTTACCTCCTGATCCAGCAACTACTTCATCAGCCATACCAACAGGGTTAGTACCAAATGGTTTCATTACATCTTTTAATTCTTGATCATAAACATCTCTGTTTTTAGACAAGTTCTCAAATGCAATAAACGAAAGCTGTTCTTGTGTTGCTTTATCCATATTAGGAAGCGGAACTCCATATTGTTCACCCCAAGCTTTAATATCTTTATTAGATACAGTTAGATTACCGTTTTTATCTCTTTCTGGATTTTGTGCAGTACCTGCTACATTTAATCCATGAGACTTAAACATTAAGTTTCTTTTTTGGAATTCAAGATAATCTTGGAATACTTCTTCAGGTGATTTTCTAACTACCTTTTCTTTATTCTTAGGATCTTTATCAAATTGAGCATTGTAACCTCTACCCCAGTTTTCTTTTTGATTAGCCGCGTTCTGATATTCTTTATATAATGCTTCTTTGAATTTATCATTCTTAGATAGTACATTAATAATATAATCATACTGCTTTTTAGATTTTGGATCTGCTGTACCCCAAGTAAGCTGTGGACCTTCTGCCGGTGGTGTTGTACCTTCAGCAGGAGGTGTTTTTGCAGCATTATTTTCTGGTGTTACAGCTCCTGCTTTATCATACCTAGGTAACTCTCCACCCATAGAGAGAGAAGGGAAAGGATAATCCCCTTGCATAGATGCAAATTCTCTTGCTGCACCACCCATAGCCATAGCTACAGCTTGGTTAGTGTTGTCGGCTTCTTGTTGATTCATTGCAAACATCTCATTTGGATCAATCTTGAGTTTGTCAAAGAATGGAGATAACCCGTTAGGAATTCCTTCTTTAAATCCTTTTCTAGATTCTTGCAATAACTTCAAAGCTGCAATCTTAAATGCAGCATTGTCCATACTCATCTCAGCAGATTTTTTGGCAACTTTATCTGCAGTGTCGCTAATTATAATTTCCTTAGACTTATTAATAGCATCCAACCATGATTTAGAAATACCCGCAAATGTTTTTGGCTTCTTTGGGTCAACCCCAAAGTATTCCAAAATTGCAGGGTCTTTTACTATCATCCTTTTGTTATCACTAAAGATAAAAGATGTGCCGTCAGTATCCTTTCCTTCATCAGTTGGCAATGCCAAAGGTGTTCCCCCTTGACTGTGTTTCTTCCCCCCAATACCATACATTTCAAAGATGTTGTTCAATCCTCTACTCATGTTTGTTACTACGGTCTCTCCCTTCTCAGCTTCTACATTAGCTACCTTTCTATTTACTGCACCTAGTGTTTTAGATGTAGTAACTTTAGGAACGGCTTGCTCCGGGAATCCTGTTATTGTATATCTAGCCATAATTAAATTCTTGAAAATTTAAATCCTGCGGCAGCAAGTTCTTGCATTTCATTGTCATCCAACTCAACATCGCCACCAATTTCATACACTTTACCACCGTATGCAAAAATAGGTCTTTGATTACTATAGTAAGTATTAGTAGGATTTAAAACTTGGTTTCCAATATCATTAGGAATAAAATTACCAGCTTGATCATAAAGACCTTGCTTCATTTGATCATAAGTATTAGAAGCAGTGTTCAATGCAGAATACTTAGCATTAGTCCTATTTGGATCATTTGCTCTAGCTTTATTCATAAAGTTAGTAAGTCTACCCGCACCACTCATATACATGTCACCTGCAGCATTCCAGTCAATATTTAATTTTTGGGCATTAGATGCTTCTATAGATCCTTTGTCAGGATTAGCCTCTTGCCAAGTATTAAACTGCAAATAATCTGGAATATTATTGGTGTCTGTATCCTGGGTACCAAGATTTAATCCATTGTCAGCTCTTGGAATCATACCCCCAAATGCACGATTAATTAATGCAACTGCATTTTCTAAAGCAGCTGGATCAACTCCTCCACCATAACCATAGCTATTTAAATTAGCATTTGAGTTACGATTAGCTTGTTGTTGCTTTTGTTGTTGACTATTAAATGTGGCCATTCGGGTTTGAGCATTTTTAATAGCTTGTAAATGTGCCGCTTTTAATTGTTCCTCAGTTCCACCTTTACCCCAACGAGGAGCATTAGGATTTGGAATTTTAGGATTAGTTTTTTTAAATTCAGCAAAACCAGCGTCATCATTTTTAGGAACATACCAGTTGCTTGATTTATCTTGATCCCAAGGATTATTTCCTTTTTTAGGAGTAGTAGGCGGAGTAACTGGGGGATTTTGACTTACCGGTTTTGGTTTAACTGGAGGTACAGTAATCCTAGGAGATGCTGGTGCAGCAGCTAACTGAGTAGCTTGTGGCAAAACAGCTTGAGGCTGAACATTTTGATCTACAGGATTTACTTCACTAGATGGATTAATTACATCTGTAGTTGCAGGATTAACTAATGTTTGATCTGCTGTATTAACTGCAGTTGGAGCTGTTGCTAAAGATGGAAATTCTTCAACAGGCGGCTGCATAGCATTTTGATTGGCTTGAGAAAGATTTAAGTTACGGTTATTTAAAATGGCTGTTACACTTTCATCAATTTGATTCTGATTTGCACCATTAGTAATTAATTGGTCTAAAGCCTGTTGATCTGTTCCTGTTAAATCAGAACGTATATCCCCATATGCCGAATTAATATAATTTTGAGCAAACTGAGAATTAACATTCATTGGGTTATCAGGAGCAGGATTTGAATTAACCATAGATGGATTAACACTTTGTGTAACCGGTGCATTAGGATCTTTTGGTAAACCCCACCCAGAATCATCAGATGGATTTTCTCCAGCAAAATAGTTATTAGGTTGTACATTGCTTGGTAAACCCCAGCCTGCATCATCTGCCGGATTTTCTCCAGGAAAATATGGATTAGTTGGAGGTGCCGCAGCAGGAACCGAAGTTGTTGAAGAAACTGCAGGAGTTGCTGCTGCAGGAGAAACAGGTGCTGTTGGAACAGAAGGTACAACTGGAGCAGTAGGTGCTGCGGCAGGTGCAGGCGCTGGTTGATTTTGTGGACCAACTACTGGTTGATTTTGCGGTCCCATTGCAGGTTGTGGTGCATTAGGATTCATTGCCGCTTGTGAACCCCAATCAATTTGATAGCGCACACCTTTTCTACGGTTGCCTTTCCAAATACTGCCTTCTTTGAATTTTTCTGCTTCACCGATTCTCCAAGTTTGATCACCAATTGTTCCTGACATACCCGGTACTAAACCATTAGGGCCAGCAGCTCCTAAAAACTGTTGAGCGCTCATTCCTCCAGGTAGATTAGCTCCAGTAATTCTTGGATCTAAATTGTAATTACCGCTATTAGCAAGTAATCTTGCAAACGGTGATGCACCTGCATACAAATTACCATACAATCCCATATTAGGATTAGGATAACCTACAGGATTTAATTGGCTGTTAGCTTGAACTGTATTAGCAGCGGGTGTTTCTGCTGCTTTCCAACTTTTAGTAGCAGGATCATATTGATAATTTTTACCTGCTTCATAAGTAGGCTCTGGTTGTTTCCAATTCTTTAATGTAGCTCCTACATCAAACTTAGCTTGTTCTTCCGGAGCTAATGTATTTCTATAACGGTAAGCTGCTAATTCAGCTTCATCCGCTGTTTTATATTTAGTTACATCAAAGCCATCTACAGCTTTAGGAATATCTCCACCGTAAGCCATTTTATTTCCAACAAGACTAGGAAACTCATCATCTAAAGTTGATTTAAATGCATTGTTCTTTACAGCTCCTACAAACATAGCAGCTCTATCTTGAGCATATGTTTTAGAGTCAATGCTTGGTGGAGTCATGTTACCTCCATAAGCTTTAGACATAAGCTTTTTAAGATTCCCACCAAACTTCATCATTGGAGAATCTGGTACAGCCATGTTAGGATCCATTTGTTGAGGATCTTGTGATTGAGCCATCATTGCCGCATCAGAACCTTGTGGGTTTTCTGCTTGTTGCATTCCTTGTAATTGCTCCATTACAGATGTAGCAACTTCAGGGCTGATTTGTCCTTGTTGTGCAGCCGCTTGAATTTGTTGCATTACTTGTCTAGCATCAGCACCACCATCCATCATTTCTTGAACCTGCTGCATTACTGATTGCAATTCTTGATTAGGATCTACTGCAGCACCATTTGCATACTTTTTAAGTGCGCGTCTGGGAGAACCTCCAAATGCCATTTGTTGAGCCAAATCACCTGGTTGATCTACAGGCATATCACCTTCTTCAGCCATTTCTGCATCCGGATTACTAGCATCTTCTAATTGATCACCTTCTCCTGTAGCAGGCATAGGTTGCCCACCTTCCATTGCAGTTTCTATAGCCTCACGCGCTTGATCTTCCGGCATACCCATTTGAACAAACACTTGCATGATCATTTCAGGCTGTGCTCCTTGTTGAATTAATTGTATTGCAACATCAACAGGTTGTGCACCTTGCTGTACAGATTGCTGTACATATTGCATAATTTGCTGCATTTGATCATCCCCTCCTTGTTGAGCTGGACCTGGTTGCCCTTGTGGCATTTGTGCTTGCGGATTCTCCATTTTATATTGGTTATACTTGTAATATACAAAAAAAAATTTATTTATCTTAACTATTAAATGTTTATCGGTGAGATAGTTGCTGGTTACTTGCAGCTAAACTTACCAAGATTTCTACATTAGTATTTTTGCTTCTTCTTAAAATAACTCGGTTATTATAATGGCGGAATTTTTTTCTTTGAAACTCCTGCTTATTATAGTTTAAGTTATTTGGATTCAGGTTTCTAATGTAGCCATTATCTTCGGTTTGCCATATAGTTTCTTGCGCATTTGAATATTCACCTCTGTCGTTTGTAACATCCCAGAACTGATTAAATCTGTATTGCTGCTCTTCTTTAGAAAAGAGAATATCAATGTAATTAGTCTGAATCTTAGGGAATGTAAGTAACAAAGGAATATCATTCTTAGGACTCAAGTGAAGTTTTAAAAGACCGGATACTTGCTCTGAGTTATATACAATTGCTTCATCAAATCCATAATCTAATACATGAAAACGGTCATAGCAGTTTTCTGGATTGTAAATATATGATTCAATGTAGTATTCAACATTGCGCATTGTAGCTACAGAAAACTTATTATCTAATTGGAATTCAACCTCAAAAGGATAATCCTTACCATAGTAATTACAATACTTGCTGCAGATATTGTTATGATTCCAAATGCTATTATCCTTAGTTGTCAAGAAAGTATTCTTTGCTCCTAAAGATAAATCTGGATGCCAGTCATGGAATGAAACAAACTCTTCAATCTTAGGATCATAACTTAATGTCCAAGAGCAATCATCAAAGTATAATGGATCTCCTGTTTGAGCTACAAATATGCCATTAATTAAAAACTTAGATCCGCCAATATATTCTACTGTAACAGGAAGATTTTTCTTTAGCTTATAATCCTTCTTACAGAAATAAACTAAACTGTACTCATTATCATAAATTGTCTGACAACCAATACCAGCTACAGGATTATCTAATACCGAATAGGTAGGAAAATCTTCAAGTAATTTGTATGGTAAATAGTTGTTTAACCAAAAGCGGTTTCCTTTAAGTGAAATCTCTTTGAGACCGCCTGCATAATTAAATATCTTACCCTGATTAAGATTCATCCAAAAGACACCTGCCGGGGTATTTAATACAGACAATCTGCTTTGGCATGAAGCATACTCATAAGATGTTTCAGAGTTAGATAACTGTTGAAGTTTTCTTGCAAATAATTTACCATCACCAATAGTAACAGCGGCACCACCTTGAGTTTGTAGTTCATCAACACCTGGTAAAAAACCAGGAGCTTGATTTTCAAACAAAATAAGAGCTCCTGTTTTATCAATTGGTTTTATAGCTGTAATTGCACTTTCATAATCAGCAAAGTTATTTGGTAAGAATACTCTCCAATTATCTTTTTTAAGTAGTGATACATTTTGCTGAGCGGCAACTTGAGGTAATGAGTATAGTAATCTGCGAGGAAACTTAGTATAACAAGTTTCAGATAATTGTGGATCATAATCTCTTTCTTGCATTATACCCCAAGGTATTTTTTGACTTGCCATAAATGAATGAGATAAGCTTCTATCTATTTGATAATAGTTATCAGCTTTAATTAAATCCATTCCAAACATTGTTTTAAGATCTGCAAGAATTGGATAATGTTTTTTTGCTACATTATCTTGCCAATCGCGCATATCAATATTAAACTCTGACTCTACATAGAAATCTCTTACGCCAGAATTAAACAAATACATAAAGGCTCTCTTTAACAAGAATATACCATTTGCTTGTCCGTTGTGCGGATTTAATCTATCTAAGCAGTGTTTATCGCTTGGTGTAACCAATGATGCCAAGAATGAGTTTACTGTACCTCCTGTAATAGCATTCTGTAGAGCTGTAGGAATACTTTGAATAAACTCAGCCAAATCAAATGGATCAGTATCCATCCAAAATGCAGTCCACTCAAACATCTTTTGTTTATTGTAATTAAATACAGCACCATCTGGTTGTCCATTTAACCACTGTTGGAAATAGTATAAAGTGTTTTTTTCTGAATACTTTCCAATATAAATGTCTCCTCCAAATAAAGTAGGTGACTTAGTGTATGTTATTGGAGTCACACAAGAAGAAACCATCACTTGTCTGATAGATTGCAATTGACCATATTGGTTACGCAATCTTGTTTTTAAAGCTACATAGTGAGAAGATGCTCTTCTGTTAATTGTATTAAACTCAGCTCCTCCTGGTAATTGAGAAATACGCGGAGGACGGGATACATCAGCATAAGCAGAAGGTACATTCTCAATATCTACAGTAGTATCAAACATTACAGTTTCATTCCTGTTAATGTGATTTACTATAAAGTTAGTTGAGTAATCTTGTACACCTGGATTTAAATACCTTGCATCATTAACTCTTCTTCTTCTATTTTTAGCTGCAGGACCCGCAAAATTTTCATATCTACAGAGTGACTGATACTGCACAGCATACTGTCTCCAAGATCCTAATGATTGAATTAACTTAATAGTTGTATCTGTACCATCAGCTAAATATGATTGGAACATAGGGTTTCCTAAAGCCAACAAGGCCGTCTTTAAAATACCTGGTGTTGCATCTTGATCTTTAAGTGAGATCTCAACATAACCTGATGTTATACCTGTTGCAGGAATTGACGCAGCAACTTTAGAAGCAGCTATGGCGCCATTTTGTGCACCGCTTGTAGCAGAAGCTAAACCGGTATTCTGACCGGTAAATGCATCTGTCATTCCTTGAATACCTAATGTGTTTAGAGCGGTAGCTTGTGCTGCAGTTAAAGCCGCACCAGCAGGCACTACGTTACCCGGTGATGTAGATGTTCCTGCAAATATTTGATCGCTGTCTATTTGATAACCTACATACTTAGTATCTCTACTACCTACCATTTTAGAAATGGCAAATCCTACACCCACAATAATTGATGTAGCAAAAGAAATATCAGTTATAAATTTATGTCTTGGATGATTATCAGGTTCAATATAATAACCATTAGATGTGCCATAAGAGGTACCATATACTTTTACTTCATCATCAACCAAAAATGGTCTTGCAAACATTGTATCTGGTGAATGAAATGTAAAATGTTTCTTGCTATAATCTGCATTAGGTGTATAGTTAATTAAACCACCTTGAAGTGGTTCATAACTAGTCGGTAAAGCATTAGAAGAAATAAATGGATCCGGTCTTAAATCATTAAATGGATAGTTAGCATACAATGCTGTTTTGCCTGTAATTAAATCAGGAGCATTATATTCAAACATGTTATTGATAATACCTTTATACAATACACTTTTAGTACCTGTTCTATTTCCTCTTAGAATTTCATACCCAACAATATTAGTAATTGGGTTGCCATTATTATCTACAGGAGGCTGAATATTATCAAAAGCAACACCCATGATTCTAATTTTTTCACCACCATCAACATAGTGATTGGTAATAGTATCTATGGCTCCCCCGGAAATAATAGTATTCTCTGGAAATTTATGATGTCTAATAGGCTGCCCGCAAAGATTCCATTCTGGATGACCAGGTACATTTGAGTTCCAAACAATAGGATTATTGTCATCATAGTTCTCAACAGATTCCCAATAACCCATTTTACCTTCTGCCACTAAAACCCCGCCATCAGCCAATACTGTATTTGGTGTAGATGATATAGTAGCTGTATTGTAAACTTCAAATACTTTAGGAGTATAGTCAGGACTTTCTATGTCATTGACTGTTGCAGGACAAATTGCTGTTTCAGATATTAAACCTGCATTAGCTCCCGCATCATTTGTCAAATAAAATTGTTCAGCTGCTCTTCCTGGAATGTGGTAACTTTTAGATTTGTCTCCAGTGTTATACACCCATCGGATAAAAAATGAGTAGACCTCATCTCGCATATATCCAATGTTAGTTCCCCCATTTTTATAATACTCTTTTTTGTATTCTACACACTGCCAAAGAGTTGAAATCTGATTAGCAAGTGGTTGGTAATTAAAGTCAAATTTAGTTGTAGGACCTACACGCAATGCATAGCTTCCTACAGTAAACATGGCTTCTGATTTATCTGGAACCGGAGTAATAATAGTAAGATCTGCTAAAGGAACTACCGGTAAAGTAATATCAATGTAATCAAAAGATATTTGAGTTTGACGGGTACTATAAATACCCATCTTTCTAGCTACAGTCTTTTCATTAATTGTAGATATCAATACCAACTCATAATCTTCAAAGTTTGTATCTAGGTTGCTAAGATTTAATTCTATTGAGCTATTAACATTTGTATGATCAAATAAAGTTAATGCATTAGAAGGGATAAAGTAGTCAGTTACTCGTTGCTGATCTACTAAATAAGCAATCTGCGCTTGGTAAGTGCCATTAAGTATGCTACCAATACCTTTACCTTTTTTTATTTGAATACAAGGTGTTTCTATGAAAGACTCAAGTCTTATCTTATCACAATCAAGATCTGTTGTGTCAACGCATGTAGTGCAGCCATTTGTGGTTGTACATACTTGTTTCCATGGAACATTTTTAATATCCAGTACTCTTGAAACATTTCTGCCGTCATCCCAGTAAGCATTAAAAGAACAATTAAATGTTGGTCTTATAATCCCCTTAATAAGATTATCTGTATTAAAATTAAGACAAGGATCATTTACAACTGTGCTGTAGGAGCAACTACCTTCTTTAAAAATACCAATTTCAGAATCTGTATTATTAGTAGAAAACAACAACCATTGATCTTGTTCAATATGAATTGCTCCAATAATTGTGTAGGGTGCAAAAGTACATAAAGCATTAGCCGGCTCAGTACTAAGTTTACCTAAATCTCCTTTTCTTGTATTGTTAATAGCATTTCTTGCATATGTCCATGAATTCTCCGGTAAATGAAAATCACTTGTATCAGTTACAAGTGACTTATCAAAAGTTCCACGAGACTTAAATGTATTGCCTCCTGCTGGTGATTTCTTTGCCATAACTATTATCTATAAGATAAGAACATATTGTAGAAGTTGTGGTATTGAGCTTTACGGTTAACTTCCCAAATTCTTCTTAATTCACTAAAGTTTGGAGTATTTACCAAACTAAATGCATTGTTTCTAGCAGCTCTAAGGCGTTGTTCAATAATTTGAATTTGATTACCATTAACAGCTTCTCCATTCATAATCATGTTTTCTAGAACTCTTTGCTTAATAGCATATTCGTAGAACTCATTTAGCATATCATGATCGGGAACTAAGATGTTGCCATCTTCATCTTCCATCATTGATTGATAGTTGATGTATAGTTTACCTGTTTTAAATGATGGATAGATAAAACCATTTTTAATATAAGCTGTATTTGCAGACTGCCAAGTTTTGTTTGGACAATCAGCATCAACTACATCAGGACTATTAATTATTCTTAAAGAATGCATAGTCTTCCATCTTCTTGTATGATACTTAAAGTGTTGTGTAAGCACCATAAAGTTTCCTTTGCAATCTAGTTTAACATCGCCAACGGGTTTGCATGTACATGATTCAAACTTAGAACCACAACTACCACAAGAATGTGGATGAGGTACATTACACGGTTTGTTTTCAGGTTGATGAGGAACAGTAGCAGGAGAACAAAGATCTACATCATTCCAGTTACCAGGATTGTATACAGGACCTAAGTTTACATTTTCAACATGAGTTCCTGATATTAATGGTTCAACTGTATAATGATCAGCAAGAATAAAAGCAAAGTTTAATACTTGAAAGTTATTAGGCAGTTTAGCTCTACCCTTTTCTATATCAAGAACAATTTCTTTAGTCTTAAATATTCTAAGACCTAATTCATAGTTGCAACGCTTAGCTACTTTAATAAACTCTTGAGGATTAATAAAATCTTCAAGATAGTATTTTTTAAAATCAGATTGGATCTCCGCCAATAACTGATCATAAGTTCTATAATTCAAAAATGTATTTTGCATCTTATCTCAATATGTTTTGTGAATTATCTCCAGTATCAGATGGAATTTTACCTAATGTCATTAACTCTTGTTGAGTTAATTGTTCAATTTCAGTAAATAGATAATCAGGAATTGTTAAATCTCTATCTTGAGCTAATGTGCATTCAGAATCATTCTCATTACAAAAATCATCTACAGGTTCTTCAAACATTCCTTCTACCGATACTGCATCCCATACAATATCTGGAAAATACAAATACCCGTTTTTATACCAGAAGTAATGACACTTATTGTATTTAAAATTTGTAGATTGAGACATAGCTACATATACGGCAGCTAAACATTGTTGGAATACATCACTTCCATCTATAGGAGCAACTGTTCTTAGAATTGGTCCATTGCTGCCTGTCATTAGTTTAGGAAGCTTTTTTTTAGTTCGCATTATCTTGCAGCCAGTTTTAATTCTAGCGCAGTCAGCTTCAATTTTATCTACTTCAATCAGTTCAACAAAAGGTAATGTTTCAAACAAACTGTCATATTGCATCAACTTGTTTTCTACATCTTGTCTTCTGATTAATGTTTTAGCATGTTTGATTAAAAGACTATAAATGAACCTATCGGTTAAAAAAGCATCTTCATTAACTAATTTGAATACATTTCTTATTCTAGAAATACTTTCTCTAATTGTAACCATTTTTATAGTTTTATGTCAACTGTTGGTTTATATGTTGTGGTTAAACATCTAGACCAATGTTTTTTAAAATATGCGCTGGCTCTTCTTTTAAATTGCTGAAGAGGGTTAAATGTAAACAAGCTGGCATTTTTTACTAATGTCCTTCTTGTTCTATTTATATAAACAATCCTCATCAAATTGTTATCCGTATGCCAATTTTTATGGTAAACAATTTTTTCTGCCGCTTTTGATTTGGCATAGTCAATTGATTTACCTTTTGCTTTGCCTGCATTATTAATAAATATGGCTCCAATATTTTCTGGAAGTACAACTCCATAAATATTGTTCATTGTTTCATCAGCCAGATTAGTATTAAATGCACGCATGATTTTAATAATATCTGATTGCTTTAAATTATGTTCAGGATACAGCTTGTTAAAATCTCTAACTTCCTTGTAGTTAATTACTTTTCCTTTTTTCTCTGTAACCCTTGGTTTATTTAAATCAACCTTCATATAATATACTAATTATAAATCAAAAATACAAATTAATTGATAAAACAAACCCCGGTATTATCCGGGGTTCATCCTAGTCAGCCACATAAACCAACCTTCTGTGACATTTTTTTCGCATTAAGCACAATTCACATTCAAAAGTAAGAATGTATCAATAGCTTTTCTGCCGGTTGCATCTGTTACTGTTACCTTGGCCATTCCTATTTGCGCATTGTTAGTTGCATTACAACCATTAAACGCAGGTGTAAAGTTAGTTAAAGAAACGCCAACTGTTTGTATATTTATTGGAGTATTAAACTGAAAGTAATGATATGCATTATTCATTACCAATACATCAGCCATTTCCCATGCATAAGTAACGGTACCAATTCCTCCATATACATTAGCTTTCAGTTGTCCGCCAACATGTGTAATTTTTACAGCAAGTTGGTTAGTTGTCATTCCTGAAGGCCCTTGAGGACCAACAGGTCCTTGGGGTCCAACGGGACCTACAAGACCTTGAATTCCTTGAGGACCGGCTACACCAGGTTCCCCTTTGTCTCCTTTAAATCCACGAGGACCTCTTAGTTTAACTTCATGACTACTGCATTCACATGCGCCTTTACAACTACAACTCATATCTTATTTTTTATACAACTGGCACAACAATATCTAAAGCTCTTAATGCAGCAACAACCTGATCCTTATAATAGGATGATTTATCTGCAGCCATAGTATCTAAATTACAGTTAAAGTTTAATGAATAAAAATCATTTAAATTATAAGGTTTAGTATATGCTTGATTGTTTACAAAAGTAGATTGAACTAATGTTCTAAACCCAACATAACTATTTTGATCACTATTTATTCTAAACACGGTTCCTTTAATATCATAACCTGCAGTAGCCATAACATTTCTTAAATCATCTACATCTAAGTCATATTGCTCTTCTCTAGCAGTGTTATCAAATTCTTCAGTAGAACCATAACCATAGATAACGGATCTATCTGTAAAAACAAGATTGATTACTTGATTTACATCTGTGTCTGGAGTTCTTTGAAAATTTCTTTCTTCTGCCAAACATTTAATAAATCTCTGATTATAATTCCATGATGAACCATTCATATCAAAGAGTTTTACTCTTTTATTGTACAAGGTTTCATCATAATTAAAAATAGGAAGCAACGCAGTTTTAAGTTCTTGTGCTTGCATTAATTCAAGACCCAATCTTGTAGTATTCATTGATCCTGAATTATCAAACCAAATATTAACTTCGGTATTGATAGTTAAAGGTTGTTGATTACCACATGGAATAGAATCAACCGTAATGCAAGATGGTGCACCATAACAAAGACTGTATGTGCTACCTGAAGGACAAGACCATGTAATTGTTTGTCCCGGCATCGGAATAAGCAAAGGAGGACTTGTAATTAAACTTTCTGTTGAAAATAAAATATAAGGTTGTAGATCACCAACTGTTGCTGTAGATGATGTCATCAAACCAGTCATGTCTAATTCAGAAATATCATATATTTCTGCACCAAATGCTTTATCTGCAGCAAAGTTATATCCTGATAATTTTAATGTATGAGATCCCGCAGGCAATGTAATAGGAAACATGTGCCATAACTTATGTGGCATAGTTGTTATACTTGCAGGCAATCCTGTTGGACTGTCTGATGCCCATAAATTTACTAAGTTAAATGTTCCACCTCCATTAAAAGTAGTTGATGTAATATCAGCTTTAACTTGGTTATCGCCAGCTAATGCAAATATATATGTTTTAGTTTCTGCAATGTTTATGCAAAATTCTACATTTAACCATTGATTATTAGGAAATCCTGTAGCCCACAGACCTGTATTATTAAGTCTTCCTAAAGTTGTAGTTCCTTGTGAATTAAAGATATCGCTATCTACTGCAGAAAGTTGCTGAATGGCTAATGCAGATCCAGTACCTGCGTTTTCAAGAACTTGGTAACCTGTAGAACAGGTAGTGCAAATTGTTGTATTTTGCCAACCATTAAGAGGATATACAGAACCTGTAATGTTTTCATAAAGCCTGGCTCCAAATTCAGAATAACCTGTATTTGTATTACCTGCAACTACAGGAGCAGTTGTTCCGCCTGATGGTGTTGCAGGACTTATTTCTACAGCTTCACATGAATTGGTGCTTGCATTAAATGTATATCCAGAAGGACATTCACAAGGGCAAGTTATCGGACACCAATTAGTTCCGTCAAAATAACTAACAATACAGTTATGCGGATTAATTAACTTATAAGTTACACCATCAACATCTAAGATGCTAATATTGCAATTACAAGGATCAACCCAGTTTGTACCATCAAAAATTTTAAATCCGCTCATATTAAGGTGTACAAGATTGAATCCAGATATCTCCTGGACGGATAGCATTGTTTCCCGAACCTGGTACATAATTAACACCAAATCCATCTACAGAACCATAAGACGTATTAAAGTCAGCTGCGGTAGGTTGACTAGCTTGTGTAAATACAGCTACACCTCTACCTGAATAACCTTGATCTCCTTGTGGACCTGCATTGCCGGCAGGACCCGGAGCTCCATCTAAACCATTAGTACCGTTAATCCCATTTGCTCCAGGAAGTCCAGGTAACCCTTGTGGTCCAATGGGTCCAATAGGACCTTGAGGTCCAACACCGCCAGGAAGACCAGAAGCACCGTTAGTGCCAGGATTTCCGGCAGGGCCTTGCGGACCAGTTAATCCAATAGGACCCTGATCTCCTTTATCTCCTTTATCGCCTTTGTATCCTCTAGGTCCTCTTAAACCTTTAGGAAGTACTTGGCAATTTCCAGCACAATGATTATTTCCGCAATTTACACACATGCTTAGAATGTTTTAAATAAATTGAAAATTTCGCTGTAGATAGAATTCGCTGCATTAACCGTTCCCCATTCAGCTTCAATAGTCAATGTGTTTAATACAGTTGTATCAAATAAAGTAGCTTGTTCAAATCTAAAACCAACACCCTCATAGACATTATTAGAATCTTTATTGTAAATGAAATTACCTCCTGTCATAATAACTGCAGTTGCCGGACCGCCAATTGCGCGAATAACAAAATCAATTTCTAATGTCCAGTGTTTTCCTGTAATTTGCGGCAATACAATCAAAGGTGTAGTGGCTAATATATTACCATTAGAAAAAATTACAACCCTTAATTGTTGGTTATTTGCACATGTAACTTGTCCATGTAATGTAGCTTTAAAAGAATCACCTACTTGAAAAGCATTTGCTGGTACACTTAATGTTCCTGAACCAAGACCAATTAATGAAGCCATTCCTGTTGCATTAGTCACAGGAGTAGAACTTCTAGTTTGTGAATATAAACCTGCTGCTCCAGCGGGTCCTGTTAATCCTATCGGGCCTTGTGGACCTGTTGCGCCAGTTAAACCAATTGGACCTTGCTGTCCAGTAGCACCAGTTGCACCAGTTGCTCCTACGGGACCTTGAGCGCCAGCAGGACCTTGTGGACCCGGGGTTAATTGAATACTACAAATAAATTGTACTGTTAATTCAAAAGCTGCCTGAATTGAACTTCCTGCAGGTACAATTACAGTGTCCCCGCAAAGTATATCCGCTGTTGTTACTAAGCCTGCTAAACCACAAAAAAAGTTTGTAATTTGGTTTAGAGCTGTAGAAACACTAGCATTAGTGGTTACAACAACGTTATTTCCACACTTAATAGGAGCATCAGTATAAATGATACATTTGCTATCTGTAATCTCAGTACAAGGCTGAGGTGTAGGACACACCGGTTCCTCACAACCACAAGCACATTCACAATGAGTTTGTGCAGTTGGATTGTGTACATGTGTACTTGGTACTACATGATTATTTTGTTGACAAGATGAACATCCCATTTCTAGTAATTTTTAATTTTATAATTATGCAGGTACTCCGCCTCCGCCACCAATAGCTTCAACCCATGTTAAATATGTGTCTACAGAAGCTATTACAATTTCACAACCGTTACATTGAATAACAAGTCCTAAATTTACAATAACGCTTAAAATGTTTAAATAATTTTCAGGAGTTAGTTCCGGATGGTTCAGCTGAAGATAGTTAAATAAAATACCTAGCCCGCTGTACCCATTAAATGAGGAAGATTCAAGAATACCTAATTCTACTAAATCATCTAAGTAAAAGTTAGCACTTGACGAACTTGATGCATCAAACCATTGTTGAAATGCTTCATTAAAATCAGTATTGCAACATCCGTATTTATTTCCTGTTGCTTCTATTACCGTTAACCAAGTTTCTACAGCGGATGCGTGTTCTAAACAACATATTCTTGTTGTTGTAGTATTGTATAAATTTATAAAATTTTCTGCACCTCCTAAAAAGTAAATTCCATTCTTGCAATCTGGACAACAAAGATTTTTGTTATTTGAAATAGATATTCCTCCAGTTAAAACATCAGAAAGTACAGTAGGTAAATTTGCATTACCATCAACTAATGAAAAAACACTTTTCATTGCATAAATCAAAGGATTTGTGCAAATTGTAGTTTCACATGAGCATTTACTTGTTTTACATTTTTTACAACTCATCTTCTTTTAATTTATCCTAGTGCTGGTGCTGGTGCTGGCAATGCCACTGTTCCACATCCGCCTGTGGCGTCCCACCATTTTAAAAATGTTTCAATTGAACCAATAATTACATTACAGTCACAACAGTAAGCAACAAAACCTTTATCTAAAATTCTATCAAATATATCTGATAATGTTGCACCTTGCAGTAAATCTTCCGGAGTATTAACAAACAATTCATAAATTTTGCAAAGCAAAGTATTTCCATCAAAACCATTTGCTTCCACAATCCCTTTATCAATCATTCTATCTAAATTAACAATAGTTGAAAATTGATTTAAACATGATTCAAAATCAGTTTTACAGCATTCTGGTTGATCAACTTGCCAAGCATCATTGTATTTTAAATAAGTTTCTATACTTGCTTGAATATTTGTACAACATGGTTGATTTGTATCATCATTTAGCCAACCCATAAAATCAGCTAATTTTAAAAATGATTCAACACTTGCTAAAACATAAATTGGATTTTCAATGCAATCAGGGCAACATACATTTGTTGCACTTGATGCCATTAAACCTTTATCTAATATCCTATCAAAATATTCTCCTACAGAAAATGTGCTATCAAGTAATGCTTGATTAACCGCCATGTTCCAAGTATATGTAAATGGATCTACACAACCATCAACTATAGGAGCAATTGGTGCAGGACAAGTAACCGGAGTTTTAATTGTTATTGCATTATTTATTGGGGTGCATTTTCTTTTCATTATCCTCCAATTAATAAGTTCAACTGAGTTTGCATGTTTGCTAACTGAATAGTCAATTGAGCAATAGCATTATTTTGTGTTTGAATTACTACTTGCTGTTCACATAAAGTAGTTCCAATTGCAGTAACATAATCTGTTAATTGCAATACAGTTCCGTATCTTTCATGAAAACAAGCAGCAGTAGCAATTTCACAATCTGGACATCCACTTGCACCGGCAACACCAGATGCAGGATTATTTTTAATTGCTGCAACTTGATCAATTAATAATTGAATTAATTCTACAAAGTTTGCAGGAGGACATTCAGTTGTAATAAGTTCTGATAGATCATAACTTTGAACATTTAACATTTCAAAGATCTTACAAATCTTTTTTGCAATTTCATTTATTACATCGCTAATTGTATCACCATGACACAAATCAATGCAACATAAATCAGGTCCTTGCCAAACAACACAATTACTTGTTGTTACAGCACATCCGGCTCTTTTAGTATTTGTTGGCTTTCCCATAGCTAATAATATACAAAATTTAAATTAATTATCCTAATCAATTGCAGTCAACTCCTTCAGAAAACTGAACTTGCATTACTGCATGATTATTAGCCAAGATATAAATATCTTGATTTGTTTGTCCTGTTATACCACACACATAAACATCATGTGCAGATGAAGAAGAATAAAACTGAACTGTTCTGCTAACATTATCGCAGTCTTTAAAGTATAAGTAACCTTCAACTGAACTTGGTATAGTTACTGTGTACTTCTTACAAGTCCCTGGAGGCGGTGTAATACACTTACAAGCATCCGGGTCAGTAGTTATATCCATCTTTAGTATTTCATGCTCTATAGTAGATTGCATTAGATCTGTAGGACAACAGAATTGAATGCCATATCTTAATGATAAAACCTTTTGATAATTAACATCACCAAAAGCGCAAAAGATTTTTTCTGCTTTATACGGATCAGCATTATTAACTTTATAATCCGCATAAATAACTTTGTGATTAGTAATTGGAACAACAGGTGCAGGTTTAGGTAAACACTCTTGACATGTATTTACACATTCTGTTTGCACAAAAAAGTCTTGCCAAAGCAATTCTTCCCATTCCTGTTCGCAATCTGCTTCAACTAATCTATAACAACCAGTGACTACATTAGCATTGATATCTTTAATTGCAGTTATTACTACTTCTAAATAATCATCTGGATGATTATCATTGCTTGTAATTCCATTAAAAACAAAAACAGCCGGTAATGAATTAATCATTAACGGAGTTCCTGTAGAACAACAGATAAGCTGATATCTTTCTTCTGGTATAATTGTAGCCATTAGTTATTTTACATTTTGGCCTTCAGCAATTTGCTGATTGACCACATTAACACATGCTGTGCAGCATGGTTTGCCATTTGTGGCATTTACTAAATAAGTTCCTGTGCATGTGCAGATTCCACAATTTGGACAACTCTTCGCCATATTAATATAATTTACAACAATAACCGTCTAATAATTTTTTAGCATAGTTATATAGAACCATTGCTTGCTCATGATCTAAACAGTATTCTGCTTTAGCTTGAGCAGCATCTATATAACCAGTAATCTCCATCAAAGATAAAAATTTCTCTTTGGTTTCAGGTATTGGTTCGCAAGCACTTAGTTTCAAATTACACCATTGTTCTTTAAGTTTCGCTCTTAAAGCTGTAACTCGCAGATGATTATATTCTACATACATTCTGTCATTAGGAGAGATAGAATATTTAATCACATATATGCCATCAGGCAATGCATCAAATTCAGTTCCACAATGAGCACTTTGTACTTTTAGGTCGCAGGCTGTTAAATTGAATATAAAACCTTTATCAACTGTAGGAACAGTTGTGTCATTAAAGGTTACACAATCTCGGTAGCCTGGAACTAATACTTGGACAGTTGGACAAATATATGGCAACAAAGGCTCATATACACTTGTATCTTCAATGCGAAGAATACAATCTGTCATAATATTAGGAATGTTTAAACTTAATGAATTTGTTGCCATAATTTCTATTTAAAAAAAATGGAGAATAGAGAAAGCCTCCATTCTCCATTTTAGGAAGATATTGTTACAATCTTAAAGTACTGCTGGTGTGTAAGCAGTGTGACCGTAAGTTTGTAGTGTTACTACACCACCTACTGCGGCTGCACCTAACCATGTTGCCATGAATGTTTCAAATGCAGTTGCTGTAGCAGCAGGAACATAAATGTTCAATGCATATTGATCATCGTCATAAACACCTGAAGGGTTGTTATAACGTGGAACACTGTGTTGGATTACATAGCGAGTATATAATGCATTACGGTTGATTGCAGAAAAATACTGATCTCCTTGAGTAATCTCGCGAATGCGGACATCATTAGAGAAGTGATTTTGCAAGTAAGACTCATCAAGAATTACATCACGCAATACAGTTTCACCAAATCCTTGACCTGTAAATCCTGCATATTCTTTGTTAGCACAAAGAGCAGAAAACTCACATGGATCACCAGTCAAATCTGTTAATGATACATTCATTTGAACTACTTCTTTCTCAAAGAAATCAGAGTTTTGGAATGAACAGTTACCAAATTTAGTTTCAACATAAGCACCAATAAAACGGATACCAGCAGTTGCACCTGCAATATGACCTGGGCTTACATATGTTGACCATACATTACCTGCAGGGAAACCAGCAGCAACAGCTTCAGCAGCAGTAGCAAACAATGGAACACCTGTTTGTGTATAGACAATTGGGCGAATAAAATACTGCAACCATACATCATTAACAATTTGGTTAGCCCAGTCAATCATTACCAATGTAGAATCTACATTTGTAGGAGCAATTGAACCTGCAGGACAACAAGCTGTGTTAACAGAAAGAGTTTTGTACAAGTCATGGTTTAAGTAACGAAGTACTGGTGAACCCCACAAGTCCAAACGAAGATTATAGTTTTCACCACAAAAGAATTCAAAATCACATTTTGCACCTTTTGTATACTTAATAGTAGCAACTAATACAGATGCCTCTGTACCTGCAGTGTAAGGAACTGTTGCAGGCAAAGTAAGAACATCACCAGCAGCATAACCTTGACCAGGTTGTGTAATAGTAATACCTGTTACAATACCACCAGCTACAACTACTGTAGCAAATGCACCAACACCTGAACCACCTACTAAAGCAATATTAGTATAAGTACCGTTAGTATAACCAGTACCTGCTGTAATTGCACCTAAAGTAGCAATTGAATTAGCATTCCAGTTAGTATTACCTAAGTGCCAGATTGATTGCTCTGAACCAGCACCTGTCATTTTAGAAAATTTGTGAACAAATCGCGGATTGATCATCTTAGATTTGTTAGACTCTTTATATCCACCGTGGAATGGACCAATCTTATCATTTTGAAACAATGACGCAGCAGCAAAAACCAAAGGTTTTCCGGCAATTACTTCAGCAGAAGCATTGTTTACAGATAGATAAGTGTTTGGATTAAAGAATCCGTAAGTACCAACTCCTAAAGAGTATGGTGCTGCTGTATCAGCAAGAGCAGAAGTAGGAACACCTGCATCAAGCAAGAATCCATTATTCACCGCTTTAGCTGTACCTGACCCAGATTGGGTAGCTTTTGTACCTACAAATGATTTGCGGTACGCGTGATTAAAATAACTCATTTTTCTTTTTTTTAATTAATAAACAACATATTCAATATAGCAAATTATTTTTGAAAAAGCAAATTTGCCAGCGCTTTTTTATTTTAAAAACAAAAGTTTGTATTTTGTAGAAGATAATATACTCTTTGCATTATCTAATTCATTAGAAATTTCTGAGTAACACATAACTTCTTGCAACGCACAAATCATGTCATACATTTCTCTAATATATGCTATGCCATCATCAACAGTATTTAATATTCTTGGTGCACATTCAACATAGTTTAGTATTGTTTCTGCAGCACCTTGATAACCTTCTGCAAGACTATCTGCATGTCCAGGCAAAGCATCATACAACTCGTTAAGTGCTTTGTGTGCTGCATAAGAACCTACACCTGTTAATTTTAAATGAAGTTTATGAAAAGCAGATGCAGCATTCATCATTTCACAAATTAACATTGTTGTTTGTTCTTCACAACTACTGTTACCTTGTTTATATGGTGCAGCGGGAGCTTGGGTCGTTGGTCTTTTTAATAGACCTCTTTGTGGAGTGTTCATTTTATTATTAGTTATTTGTTTCTACAGAATTATCTGCAATTTGATTTGCTGTAACATCTTCAAGATCACCTGCAAGTATTTTGACACACTCATCAATAAAAACTTCCACTAAGTCATCTTTAAATTCGCATTCTACATTACTTGTAGATACTTGTCCTGTATAAGGATCAGATACACCTTGAATTTGAATTCTGCGGGGTTGTCTGTAATATGTCAATACTGCAGATTCAATTTCAAAATCATTATTAGTATAAACCTTAATCTTATTTCCAAGAATAGTAGAAAATGTTTCTGCCCATTCAAAACTTGGTTTCTTATTATGATCTCTTAACAACTCATCTACATTGGCTTCCTCTGCTAAATAGACTACCATTCTTCTGTCATCGCAGCAATCTTTTTTAGCTTTAGCAGAAAGTCTCTTCCATTCAAAATAGTTAGTAGGTAAACTGGGGGATTGATAATACAAATCTTTTTTAACCATAGCTAAAGGTTTTTCAGTAAGCAAAATCTGAAGGTCATCTATTCTTCTTTTACTTGCCTCATCACCAGTTTTGGTCATGTTTGTACCCATAAGGTTTCTTCTGCACCAAGCAGTCATCCCTTTGTTAAAAGCTTCAATAATTTGCCAAGGCATGATGTTATCATAATCATTACTAGCAAGCTTATTAATACGCTCCTTAACCTTTATTTGAATAGTTTCATTTGTCATTACCCTTTAACTTTTTTGAGATTTGGGTTTTTGCGCTTTGCTGCAGGCGAAGCTTTTCTAGCAGCAGATGCAAGTATGGCTCCTGCAGCTTTCATTGATAAACCTTGTTTTTTAGCAATACCTTTTTGTGCTGCTTTAAAACCCATACCTTTTTTAACAGTTGCCATTACCTTTTCTTTTTGTGTGTATTTGCAAATTTTCTGGCCGCTTCTTTACTACCAAAGCCCCAAGCTTTTAAAGCTAACTTTAATCTTGTAGGTTCACCATTAGGTTTCTTTTCTGGTCCAGCCATTCCTCCAAATCTAGCAGCAAAACTCACTCTTCGTGGATTAGTTCCTGATTTTACAGGAGCTTTTAAATTAGAACCTTGCGCTTTAGCAGAAGCTCTACCTTTAGCATTTAATCCTCCATTTGGATTTTTGCCTTCCTTGCGAGTCCAAGCAGGTGTCTTTGCCATTAGTTCTTCTTTTTAGTACCAGGCTTTTTCATATTACGGCCTATATTTAATCCTGCTTGAAAAGATTTTTTAATCTTAACTGCGCAATCTGATTTTTTTGTGGTTTTACTAGTTGTAGTTTTAGCCATTTTATTTCTTTTTTGCTGTCTTTGCAGAATTAACAAAATCCTTTTTAGTAGGCGCACCTTTGGTTCCGGGTTTTTTCATTGTTTCCCCGGAACCATTTTTAATGCGCTCTCTTTTAGCATGGATGTTTGCGTAAAGCCCTTTCTTAACCATTAGCAAGATTTCTTACCCATTTTGCCACCCATAGCTTTTTTAGGTACAGCTACTTTGCCACCATTTTTCATAACTGGTTTTGTTGCTGCTTTTTTCATTGTAGTTTTCATATCCTAGATTTTAATTATTTACTCCAAATATCTTCAACCTTAGCCATTAAAAGATCTAACATATCTTCATTGGTTGGATTCTTTAAATACTCTAAAACATCAGAAACATTTCTACCAAGCATTACATTTTGTGTTTGCTCATAAAGCATACCATCAGACTTAACAATGATATACTTATAGAAACTAGCATCTTTAATAATTGCTTTAATTTTAAGATCCTCAACACTCATTTCTGCATGCTCAATAAATGTAGTAGCACAACGCTTTAAGTTATTGTCATATGCTTTACCATTGATGTATTTATCTAAATTACTATAGATAATACCAGGCATAGTTTTGTTTGAGTATTGTGGACTATTTCCATCAATGTTTTTAGCAATGTAGAATAGTTTTCTTGGTTGCTCTTCTGATAACTCTTCCAAAATAGCTCCTGCTTTATTTTTAAGCTTAGTAATGCTAACACTAGAAGCAACAGAATCAATTTGTCTATCTAGGTACCATTTAGCTTTAGTTCTTTTTGCCTCTTCAAAGTTAGAAGCCACTAATGAAAATCCTCCGTTTTCAATTGCTTTAACTAAGATAAGGTGATCAAGATTTTCTTTAGGATCAAGGACAACATCATCGTTGCCTAACTTAATACTAACCTTGCCCCAAATTTCTGAATTGTCTGGCTTAAACATTTCTACTTTAGACCAAAACTCTTTGTCTTCAGGATCTAAATGATTAAATGCTCTTTCTCTTTCTAAAGTAGCTACAGTTTCACGGATATCTTTAATAACCGCTTTTCTTTTTTCTGGGTCTTTAATTTGTTTAACTTCTGGAGCAAACTCATTAAGGCCAGTTAAATAGCGGGTCTTACCATTTTGTTCTACAGCAGCTAAACTTTCTACTTGAAAAGTATTTGGAAATACCACATAATTATACTTTTCTAGTCCCATGTTTTCCTGATTAGGATCAGTGTAAGGTTTGACTGTAACCTTACCGATTGTTTCAAATTTTGTACTCATTTTTTGTTGGTTTATTTTATGACTGACAAATATAATAAAAAGAGGCAGAACACTGAATCCGCCTCTATTTACCTTTCTAGGATAATGCTGTAATTAGAGCATTAAGTTTATTAGTAATTTCTAATAGTTTTGCATTGGTTGCAGCTTGCAATCCAGCAACAGAAGACTGACCAGAAATTGCAGTATATGCAGGTAGTGTACCTACTGCAGCAATTTCTTCTTTTAATAATCTCATTGCCTCGTTTACATGAGCAATTCTTGCAGGTGCTGCTTCAGTATATGGTGTTCGTGCTAAAACAGGATCTGGACTTGATACACTTACTTTAATTTCTGCCATGACTTTTTAATTTAAAAAAAAGGGAGGAAGTTGCTTGGCATCCACCTCCCTTTTTAGTATTAGTAGTAGGATTATAGTGATCCTCCTGTGATTGGGTTACGCATCACAATTTTCAACACTTTAGTTGGATCTTCTACTTTGATTGCAGGCATTGCCTGAGTCATGTAGATTTGGTATCCATTAAAGTTACCTGAAGATGCAAAACCTTGTGTACGACCCATATAGTCCATAGTACCATTTACATAGCGCCATACAAGGTCTTTGTTCCAAGCACACTTCAACAATTTGATATTGTCTTGACCGTTCTCAGTAATATCAAAGATGATAAATGAGTAAGAAGACAAACGGAAACCATCAATGATTGGGTTTTCAATCTCATTGTTTTGAAGGTTATCAAATGCTGGGTTCAATACAAACTTCACATTAGCCAAGAATGGAATAGTGTAGCTTGTGAAAGAGAAGCCATAAGACAAGTCCATTCCTGAACCTTTAACAGCATCCAATTCTTTAGCATTCAATACAAGACCTGATGCAAATGCTTCACGCTTAATTGCCTCATTGATCATGCGCATACCACCCATACCGGTTTGAACAATCAACTCACGTTTTGGATCTGGACCTTGGAAGTCAACTTTACCATTGTAGAAGTTGAAAATCTCAGAGCGGAAGATATCAAGACGGAAGTCAGATTTGTTGTAAACATGCTTGTAAGACAAGTCTAATTGTTTCCACAAACCAACTGACAAACGAAGATCATCTGGACCATCTTGCTTAATGCGACCACCTTTACCCCACATAAGGTAAGTTTCAATGTCATAAGCAATTTTAGAAAGGTGAGCTGCTTCAAGTTTAGTGATGAAAGAGCGAACAAGGTTACCATTGTCCATTGCTTTTTTCACATAACCTTGACCTTTTGCTGCAACCATACCTTCTAAAGTATTGATAGATGGATCCATGGTTGTATCAAAGTTTTTCCAAATCTCAACAACTGGTACAGAACCATCAGCTTGCATACCACCTTTCTCCATCAATTTAACTTTAGAAGAGATTGTGTAGTGAACGTGAGCATCAGCATTACCAACATAGTTGTAGAACTCACGGCTTGTGTGAGTCATAGAGATATCAGAGTAACGCTCACCATATTCACCGCGTGCAGAACCTACACGGAAGAAATAAGTGTTGTTAGTCAAGAAACGGTTGTCAAATGTTGCAGATGAATCATTGTTTGGCATCTGAACAGTATAGATAAAGCCATCACCCATGTCAAGGATATCCTCGTCAGTAATGTAAAGTTCTTTACCATTGAATTTGTCATAAGTGATGATATCACCATGTCCAAATACGCGCTTGTTCAATTTGATTTTGAACGGTGTACCATCAATACCTTTTGCTGTATTTGATGGATCAAGATCTTCCATGATGAAAGGAAGTTCTTCTGATACAGGTGTTGACCACTTGTATTCACCACGAGGGTGGTTTACCTCAATAACATTCTTACCATTGAAAGATGACATTTGATACAAAGGCATTTCCAACTTTTTAACTTGCGCCCAAAGTTCAATTGGACCTAAGTCATCTGGTTGTGCATCCTTCATCAAATTCATCAAGTGGTAAGAATCCACATGAGAGCTTGCTGTGTAATAGTTGTCCCGGAGGAACATACCATTATTTAGAACTGGTGTACTCATTTTTATTTATTATTTAATTGTTTACTATTTAATTATCTGGAAAAAAGTGATCTGCCTTGCCTTTTAACGGGCTCTCTTTTAGCAGTAACTCTTCCAGCATTTGATGCCTGCTCTCCAATTCCAGTTGATGAAGCATTTCTTGAAGCTTCTTCAGTTCTTAATTGGCGAACAGTATTTGCATTAGCTGTGTTTGCACCTAATTGTTTTACTGAATTGCGGTATTCAACCGGATCAGCTAACAACCAAAGTGCTTCAGCAACTAAAGATGGATTAGCTTTTGGACCAAATTGATGTTGCTCAAGTAGATATCCTAATGCATTTGTAGGATTTCCTTTTGAGTCTTGATACTTAGTTGCATCTGTTAAGCCATAATAAAGCATTGTTTGAACTTTATTATTTAATGGAATACCATTTAAGTTTTTAGCATTTAATGTTGAATAAACAACATCATGGTATTTCTTTTCCATCTCAACCTTGCGCGCCTGTGCACTTTGCTGATCTTGTAATCTTTTTTCAATTACTTCAGCCTGGCGTGAATCTAACTTCGGTTTGTATCTTTCAGCATATTTAGCTAAGTCCCCTCTATCTTTAAGAACATTAATCTCATCCTCAATTTCTTCTACAGATCCAAATCCGGTAAGATTTAAGTATTGTCTAGCAATTACTTCTTGATCTTCTTCCTTTTTTACATCTAAGTCAAAGGTTTCTTGTGCTTTAGCCAATTGATTAAATACCGATTTAATATCTTGACCTCCATTTAAAGCATAATGAACAACCGCTTGAACTTCTTCAGGTAACTGTTGAAACAACTGAACTGGTGCATTTTGTGCAACTTCACTTGTTTGTGAGTCAATGTTTGCCTGAATGAGTTCTTCAAAATCATCAACTGTATAATCAGCTAATGCTTTTCCATCATCAAAAGGTTGTAGAATTCCTTTATCAATTAGTCTAGTTGCGGCTTCCACCATTGCATCTTTAACTAATTTAGGTCTTCCTCCTTTGTTGACTTGCGCTTGATCATCATCTTCTTCTTCATCTGTATTTAAAAGTGGCGCATCAACAATTGAAGATACTACAGCTTTTGCTACATCAGGGTCTTGAATAGATTCAGTATCATCATCACTAATCTCATCTAAGAACGATATGTCAACTTTGTTTGATTTCAATACTGATGGTTTAGTATCCGCAGGAGCTATAACAGAACTTGCGGAAGGGATTCCTAACAAATCATCAATGTTGTCAAACTCAATCTCTTGCACCGCTGCGCTAGAGACTTGTGCAGCTGCTTGAGCTGCTTTTTCTTCTTCTGTCATTTTTGTTGGTTTAATTACTGACTATGATATAATATAAGCAAATTTATTCAATTGTAAATAATATATGTTTAACTATTTTTGGTGCACAAAAAAGTTTTTGCAATACTATAGTTATAATTGATAAATTTTCTACTTATTAGGTTTTTTCTGATCAAAACGGTTCTTGTTTTCTCTAGCAATAGCAAACTCAATTTGCTTATTTTGAGACTCATTCATCAATTTTTGTTTCTCTAAGTCAAGTTTCTGTTGATGCAAGTTGTTTTTTGCAGACTCTTTTTCTCTGTTAAAGTTCATGGTTTCAGCATATTGCTCAGACTGCTTAACATCTTTGAGAACATCTTGGAAATCGGATTGCTCATTTTTGTTAACATCCTGCATAGCACCATAACCGGCAGCTTTAATCTCAGCTTCAAGCAATCTAGATCTGCGGTCTTTTTCTTTCTCGCGAGATTCATGGTCAAACACCATTTGTTTTTCTGCTTGTTTAGCTTTGATTTCCTCTTGCTGCATTTGTTCTTGATGCTGCATTTCTTCTTTGCGTCTCTCTTCAGTTTTTTGCTCAATGTCTTTAAGAATACCATTAAGTGATCCAATTGAGTCAGCTTGTATTGCTTTACCTAAGTCATAGATTGATGCACCTGTAGTATTATTACTCATGAACACTTGTTTAAGTTGTTCAAGCATATTTCTATTAGTTGCATTTGTTTGGCAAAATACATTTAAATCTACAAGCAATAAATCTGTTCCATTAATTTCAAAGTTTGTTCTCTCATCTGGAGAGATCATTCCTTGCAATCTAACAGATGATTTATTAGAATGGTAGTATTGGGCTAAGTCAGTACGCATTTGATGCACACGAGGCATTAAATGATCACTGTGTTGAATAAAATAAGTTTCTGTTTGTGCATAAGAACCAGATACTGCTTGTTCTACACCAGTAGCTGTATTTGTTTGACCCAATTGCTGACCCATTCGTTGTGGATTTAATCCCACAACTTCCATGGCTTGCTGTTTAAAGTAATTAGCCAATTGAATTCTAGACATCAATCGGTTTGATTGCTCAAGGTTTAATACTTGATAATGCTGAAAGTTAGTAGCATTTTCAGTATTGGCAATACTTGGATCTAAAGGTAACATTGAAAAGTCTTTCATTGCTACATATGCTTTAGCCAAATTGTTTTTACCCCAATCTTCACCCATTGAATGTTTAGGAATTGCATTTTGATCTAATACAATTACAGAACCTAATTCATCAACAAGAATATCTGCAATTTGATTATTACAGATGTTATATCCAATTTGTGCAGGTTTCATTAAATCCACCAAAGAAGTTGATTTAGTATTTCTATCAGAGAATACTTTTCCTTCAATTGGTAGTTTGGCACCATACATAGTTTTATCACCACGGAATTGGAATTTAAGCGGTCCTGGTTTCTGTCTGTCAATACCAACATAGATTGGATCAAAGTCAGTATCAGTTTCAGTATTAAAGATTGTTCTGTTATTTCCAATTTTTACACCACCCCATACTTGATTAATCCAAAACCAATCTATGTGATCGCCAAAGATTAAATTATCAGCAGCTTCTTTTTTCTGAAATACTTTGTTGTAAATAGGTTTAGTAGTTACCACATAGTTTTCATCTACTATCTCAGTAATAACTGCTCCATCTTCATCAATCTTAGTCAATTGGCCAACTCTGCGTTGTGTCTTCCAATATACAGTAGAAACACGCAGTAATTCCACAGTGTGTAAGTTACCTGCATGTTCACTCTGTCCAACAATATAAGATACAACATCATGGGGGTCATGAGCATTCTCTAGGAAAGAGAGATGCCTGCGCATATCAACACCTGATCTACGATTAGATTCATAAGAATCATCTGAGTTGTATAGTGATCCATCATTAGGAATACCATCAATCATATATCTTGCTGATCTAGCCGGATGTAATAATTCTAATGTTTCTAACTGTTCTGCAGTCATCAAGTAGCCATACTTATCTACTACATCTGAAATAGTAAGCATGTCTATCCATCCTGCCCAGTTACCTTGTGAAATATAATGAACATTAGGAGATTTATGATAAAATGATAATGCTGGATTTAATAACTCAATGTTATAATCATCTTCAAGCATTTTAAAATGCCAAAACTCACTATCAGTAATTAATGAATCTCTGAAAGCAAGTTCTTCCATTTCATCCATTCTAAAGCGGTTAACATCAATTGCATGTTGTTTAACTGCCCATCTTTCAGCCATAGTTTGATATTTCTTAGAATAGAAATCTTCAATCTCTGGTAATTTTTTTAATGCTTCTGGATCAAGTTGTTGTTGAGCTTCTTCAGAATTAGGATCCATTCCCATTTCTACCATCTTAGCTACTAACTTTTGCTGAGCATATTCAACAAGCACTTTGCTTATTTCCTCAGTCTTTTTTTCCATGATCTCATTGTAAGAATACTCATCAATTGCACGGTAGTCAATCTTAGTATTTCTTTTAGCAAATTCAGAAACCATTGTGTTAATAACATTTGGAATAATAGGATAGAACTTTAATTCCAAAGCTTCATTTTGACCTTCGGTTAAAACCTCAACCATTTCAGTCATTTCATTCTCAACATCTGGCAGGTAATCTGTCTTATCAATTGTTCCTTTAGCAAGTTTATAATTCTTCATTATGCGTCTTGCCTTAGCTTGAATTTGTTTAATCCCTTGCCATTCTAGCCAATCTATATTCCACTTTGACCACTCATCATCTTTTTCATCAGAAGGAACAAATTGAATTGGTTGAGTAAAAACACCAAATCTATTTTTTTTGGTTCTTTTACCCTTTTTTAAATCTATTGCATTTAAAATTTCCATTATCTAATATTTTTAAATGGATTGCGCGGCTTCTTCATTGATAAAGATTCACTGCTTGATCCAATATGCCTAAAGAGACTCTTATTTAATTTATACAAATTTTCTGACTTTTCCAAATGTTCTTCATTATCATACTCAACTCTTTTCTTTAATCCTCTACTTGCTTCCTGTATTTTTACAAAAGTAATTAAGGCTGCTAATGAAATTAATCTATCCACGTTGACTCCAGGCTGATAGTGTTCCATCTCAACCATAGACATGTAATCCGGTATTCTAGATATACCATAATGCTTTTTATATATCTTTCCAGAGTCATCAGTTTCTACATCTAATTCTTCTCTAAGGTACTCAATTAAATAACTGAGCATTACAGTTTTAAATATTGTAGAAACATTTCGCCAACCATATTGCTGAAATTGTGTTTTGGACATTTGTATCTCTTTTGAAAATACAATTTGAGATGATGGTACCAAATACTTTTGTTTTCTTTTAAACTGCATGTACTGAATAAATAAAGGCACGTTGTTCTCTACTACAGTCCAAGCCTGATACCATTCAATAATTAGTTCTAATCTTTCATGAGTTTTATTGATATCATCATATCGCCCTGTCCAAGCACATACAATTTTATCTCCTTCTATAAATGTTTCTACTTCTCCATTGGTCATTACTCTTTGTATATGAACTGGATTCTTATAAACATGGATAGAACATAATGAGTCTGAAGTTACTGTTTTACCTTCAGACACGGGGTCAACAGAAGCATAGTAAGTTGTGCAAAATTCCTTTTCTTCATCTGGTTCCTCCCATACTTGAATAGCACCTGATTTATCTTCGGCATTCTTTTCTATAGGAAAGGTTAGAATTGGTTTCTTGGTTGTTGGACTAGCAATAATGTCACCCTTGTTATCATAAGCAAGGTTAATGCATCGGTATGGATAATCTCCTTCTTCAATATCCCGCTTATGTGATTTTACAAGTTCTAATGGGAAAATGCTTTCACCTCTAAAGGCAAAGGCTTCTTCCATATTTGTTGGTCGCTGAGAACATCTAATTTGATATGTTTCCGGATCCAAATCTTTCTTCCACTGTTTCTTTAATTCAACTAGCGCTTCTAAAGCCTCATCTACTTTTGAATTACCAAACTCATCAATATATGGAGGCATTGACCACTGTTCAGGAATAAACAAACCTGTATTAAGAACTGTTCCTTTTGCATCAGCCCATTTGTTGGGTACTTCATAAAATCCGTTACCTTGGGCTTTATACATGTATTTACGCAATGGCTCACATTGTTTCAAATCACCTACGGTTCCTGAAGCAATAAAATAACCAGTTGTAATTTCACCGGCTTGTAATGCAGGAAGCATGAACTCATATGTTTTATCCATACTTTTAGCAATACCTGCTTCTTCATAAAAGAATAAGGTACATAAACCCCCTACACCGGCAGTATCTGATTGTTCAAAAGATAAGGCTTGCAATACTCCTTTTCTACCTTTTTCAGTCTTTCTCCCACCTTCTACATATTCAATTTTCTGTTGCCATTCTCCAACTCCTCCTGGGTTCATTGGTCTATACCAAGCTGTATGAGTATTTAAAAAAATGCGATATTCTTGTAACATTTTCCAAGTACCATTTACCCCTGTAACATAAGCGCTAAGAGAAGAACCAATTTTAAGTACAGGTGAATATTCAAACCAAAGAATATTTATAAGCTTGGCTGCATGGTAAAAAGAAGATCCAAACTGGCGCTTTTTGAGTACAACCCCATGCCTATATTTTAACTCACCAATCCATTCATATAATGACATGTGATACTGTGCATCATGAATATCAGGTAAATCAGTTTTTCTTTTGATCTTATCAATAATAGGTAAAAAGTTAATCCAAAAATAGTAGTCTCTTGGTAAATAAAACTTGCGGTCATCTTTCCAAAATAATACACCTTTTCTAGATTTTAGTTTTTCATGATTCCAATAATCAATAAAATCTTTGGTGCCATCAGGAGCATCACAGAAGTAACCATGTTTTTTAAACTTGATACCTTCTCTTTGAAACTCTTTGATTATTTCATCAAATTGGTATTCTCCAGGTTCTTTGAAATAATTAGTTTCTAATTCATCTGCCATTTCTTCACGGCTAGAAAAATTATGCGTAGTCCATACACCATTATGCCAGAGAGGAATATCTTCATAAACCTCTCCCAAGTCATCTCTAATCATCGTAGCTTAGTTTTTGTCCACCTCTTGCTCTTGATGATTGTTCTTCTTCAAGATCTTTAGCAACACCTTTAAATGATTTTCTAATTGCATCAAAGTTTTTGGCAGCACTTACAATAGCAGTAATGTTACCATCTCTACCATCAGTAATTGTTTGCGTCTCCATATACAATGCTAATTTCTCTAACATGTTTGCAATACCATTATATGCTCTAACGGTAGGTGTTTCATACATATCTTTACATCGGTCCAGAGCCATTCTGATATATCTGTCTTCCGGATCAAAGTTTGCTTCTAGATCCCGTAGAATCTCTTCCTCTACTTCATCTTGCGGTCTATTAAAATAAGGGTTCTCAGAACTGCGGCAAGACATGTAAAACAGGTATGCCAAGATAGCCAAGTGGTTATCCTCATACTCGTTCATGATTCTTTTTAAAAAGGGTAGTGTATGGCAATGTTCTGTAGGAACAACCTTACCTCCCTGTATGTCAAATAACTTAATGGCCATGATTTAAAACTTTATCTCTATTCTCTTGTAAAAACTTAAACATTGCAATAACTTCCTTTTTTAAATATGGCAATTCATAAGGTGTTACTTTTTTTACTAGTGGATCACCCATAGCATCAGTTGATACTATTGGATATCCATTTTCATCTAATTTTTCAACTTCAAATTCAACATGATCTAATTGAATTTTACCTGGTTTTAAATGATGATTATGTTTTAAAATAATATACATGTAAGTACTTAACTGCAATGCATAATCATTATAATTGCAATCATCTAAATGAGACAAAGGAGGCAACATTTTTTTTGTTTTACCGCCTTTTCCCTTAAACCCTTCCATTTTAATTTCTTTGTTGGTTTTGTAATCAAATACATCAACAAGATCAAAAACTACTTCTACTCTATCTGATTGTCCACAAACACCTGCAGATTTAAGATAAACAAGATGTTCAGGATAAATACCCTCTACAAGTTGTTGAGATGGGGCCAACTTAATATTACCATCCATAAGAGGATTAATAATTTCAAGTTCTCTTCCTTGGCGGGTAATGGTATTACATGAAAGCAAATCTCTTTCTCTTTGATCATGATACCATGACCCAACAGCAACTGCTCGCTTATTCTCTTTTTCCCACAAATCAATAATCTCTTGAGGAGTCATTTTATTGTACTTGGGATTCTTTCCTTTAGAACAAGCCTCAGCCATTACCTGAGTATTGAAAGGTTCTTTAAAAGCATGTATCAATCTTGTAACACTGATCCAGTCAATTTTTTCTGAATCATCATCACTTACATACTTGTGTTCTTCTGAATAAAACTTTAAACTCATATTTCTAATTTAGATTTTTCTGATATAAATTTTAGTCCAAGTTGTCTTACTTCCAAATCTGTTGAGCGAAGTAAAGTTTTTAATTTAAAATATGAATCAGATGTAATTATACCTGCAGCTAATAAATCAGCAATTATTTCAATTTCTTCTAAGTGATTATTAAGACTATGAATAGTTGTACTGCCGCCACTATGTGCAAAAAGACCATTTCCGTTATGAGTAGATGTTCCGCCCCATATCATTGAATCTACACTTGGTATTGAATTAATATCAGGCATTGTCTTCTTTTTTTAAGTTTTGTTGCAATAAATAATTTTCTTCATGTGTTAATACAGCATCCCATTTGCCTTCTGGACATTCTGATCCAAGAGATCTTAATTTAAGACCCATGCTACAACCACATGATCCACAGCATGGACCGGTGCCTGGAACTAAACACTTGGAACCTTTTTTATCTAATAAAGGACAACCCTCACAAATAACCCATCTTTCATTAGCAATTATTTCTACATCTTCAGATTTAAAAATATTGTTTTTAATGCCTTCTAAAATTTGATTTTTATTTTTCCAAATCTTTATAACGCTTTTCATATAATTCCTTATAATAATCATTACACATTTCTAATGCCTTTTCTTTGCTATCAAGCATAGCTTTAGAAAGGTTATACTTAACCACTTTCTTAAAGTCTTCTTGAGAGTTACTATCTAGCAGTTTTTTAAGATTTCTAATTTGAAAATCTAATTTTTTTCTGCTTAGTCTTAAAGTCCCTAAACCATGTAAGAATATTGTAGTTGTTTCTAAGTTTTCAATTTTCTTTACAACAACTGAATAATAAAAATCTACAACATCCTTAACTAGTTCTTCATTTAAGTTAAGTTCTTCTGCAGTTTTTTTAATTAACTCTTTTGCTTTAGTTGGTCTCAACGTGATACACTTTTAAGTTAAGTAAAATTGTGCCTTCTGTTAATAACTCTAATTTCTTATTTATGGATACAATTTTATTACCTAATCCACTGCGCGTAACTAAATCTTCTTTAACACATTTGGTTATAAAGTTTCTAGTAGTCTGTACATTTCCAAAAATTTCTTCAGATACTACTTCCGCACAAAAATCAGACATATTGATGTCACCATAAAGTCCTAGCAATGATAAACAGTCTAACTGCGCAGGACTAAGCCTTATCTTATTAATAAAGCAATACATGTTTATTTGAAACTTAATTACTTCTTTTAAAGATAAAGGCACTTGCTTATTTACTACTAATGCCTTGGCCATAATTATTCAGATTTTTGTTCTACTTCATCTTCTGCTTCTTTTATAGCTTGATTGATCTGCATCATGCGAACTGTATAATCAAATGCTTCAAATTGTGCTTTCTTAATTCTTGCTTTTAATTCTTCTACTTCACATTGACTAGTCAATACTTTTTTTTGCTGAGCATAATACTTGATGGTTTTTTCACGCATTGCATTTAACTCAGCTTCAGTGTATTCTCTGTCTGTTTCTTGGTTGGTTTGTTCTGACATAATTTTAAATATTTATTGTGTCAAATATAATAATAAATGTTTAACTAATAAATGTTTAAATAAAAAAGCCCTCTATGTGAGGGCCTTAGCTAATGAAATAAAATTCAAAAGGGTGTGTTATTTTCTTTTAGGTTTACCGCCTCTACCATTTCTAGCACGGTTTGTAGAAGCTTTTTCACTTACTAGTTTTCCAGATTTAGTATGAGATTTATCTTTACCATCTTTGTTACCATAAGTACCTGACTTTCTATTAGCTGCATTCAACTCTTCTCTATAGTTAACACGCGAAGGACTAGAATGATATTCTTTATTATATGCATTCTTCTTCTTGCGTGCTTCCGGATGAGTAGCAAAATACTTGGCAGATTTACTTGTGCCAGTAGATTTTCCAGCTAATGAATTTCTAGCCATTGTAAACTAAGTATTTTGTACCTGTTGATGTTTTAACAGCTTTAAGCATTTGCTTGCGTTGTTTACCAGTTGACTCATAAGATACATGTACCCAATCAGGATTTTTGTCTGTACCAAACTCCCAAATAAGTTGATCAAACTCTAAATTATCTTTAATGTAGTTAAAGATTTGCGCATTGGTAATTGATGTACCATCCATATCAATATCAATCGCTTCTCCTGTGCAATGTTGACTGGAGGCTGCTCCGCCAATAGCCTTATTTAACGCTGCAGAGCGGTATCCAGATGAAATATGAATTGGAACACCAAAGTGTTCACGGATTGGCTGAAACACTTTCTCAGCTAATAATTTAAAGTTTGCAATATGCGCTTCTGTTGGCATGTTGCTTACTCCTCTACGTTTAGCAGTTTCACTTCTTGTTACTTCTGCAAGTGATAGGTTTTTACTTAATTGCATTGTTATTTATTTTAATTATTCTTCAATGTTTACTTCTTCATCTTTTTTAGCTTTTTCTTTAAGCTTTAAAATTCTTCCTGCAGTGGTAATTCCAAATGCTCCTAAAGTTAGTAACATAAATCCATCAAAGATAAATTCTTTAATGATTAGTTCGTTACCAATGATTCCTGTAATTACATCTGTCAATAATACAAATACCATAGCAAAAAATGATACAACCCCTACAAAGGCTTGCTCATTAATGTTGTTGTCGTCTGAGATTAACTCTCTAAAAAACTTTTTCATAACTTATTTATTTTAGGTCTGTTTGGTAATACTACTTCTTTTTCCCATCCTCTTTTTGGATAGTCATTTTTCTTTTTGTCTTCCGGAGGACAATTTTCTGCTCTATAAAAGAATATGTCTCCGGTTTGATCATTCTTTCTTACTTTGTATTCTGATAGATCCATAGCTTCAATCCAGTTGCTGTCATATGAATAGTATATCCAAGCTCCTTCTACTGCTCTGTCATATATCCAAGTTTCAACATAATCAAGAAAAAACATTGCTGACAGGTAATCAGATTTTAACTGTTCATAATCTGATGTTCTGCTATAAATAATTCTTAATAAAGAGTCTTTAGCTTTTAACAAAGAATCCTTTAAGAACAATTGTGTTTTAGTATCAGCTAGTTTCTTTTTTTGGCTTTCAAAAATATCATTAATTGTATCAGCCTGTCCCTTTGTAAGTATAACTACTGAGTCACCTTCAATTACCGTCTGCAGTGGGTAGCGTGATTGGCTGGAACTCAAACTGCTTACCAGTAGACTGCCTACGAACAATATCCTTTTCATTTGCTAACTCCTTTTTAATATCTTTAACTACACTGCGGGTTGAATCTAGATCTCCTATTACTTCAGAAACCATTTCTTCTAAACTGGCTTTATCTTCCACCAACTCTTTATTTGCAGCTTTTAATTTACCTACACTCTTAGTTAATTTAGTATTGGCAACTGAAAGTTGTTTATTTTCTCCTGTAAGTTTTACATTATCTTTTACAACTACAACATGTCCGTGCCCACTTGAGAATATCTGCAATACTACAAGTAGAATAAAACCACCCGCTATCAGAAATAGTCTAGTTTTCATTTTTTACCAAAAAGCAATAGTATAGTTTCTTTTAAACTTTTAGAACTTTCAGTGCTTTCTTCAAGCTTTTTTTCTAGGTCATCTCTATAATCACCTTCTAGTTCTTCAACTTTTGCTTTTAATTCTTCCTCACTTTTGAGTAGTTTATTTAAAAACATCCAGCATAAGTAACCCAGTGCTAAGACAGCAAAGCCTAATACCCCATACTGCGTTAATACTTCAAAGGGACCAAATGACATTATTTCTTAGGTTTTCTTTTTGTTGTTTTTTTTTCATCAAGCTCCTCTTTCATTCTTTTGTTATCATCAAGATATCTCTTAATAAATAACCAAGCAACATAGCCAAGAGCTAATACGGCTAATCCTAGCGGACCATAATCGCCTAATTGAGCAAATACTCCAAAGTCCGGTGCTGTTGATACTGTATCCATTATTTATGTAAAATTAATTGTTTAACTGCATCTGATAGTTCTCCTACAGTTCTAGCAAGATTTTTAATCTCTAACTGTGTTTGTTCTTGAATAGCCTGGTACTTGAGTCGAGATTCTTGTTCCACTAATTCAATTTTTCCTTTTAGTTTTCCAAGGCTTTCAGTGTTGTTTCTAACATCTGTGTGAATCATTCTTAGAAAGTAGCCAATAACTCCTGTTACAGCTATAAGACCCCATTGTATGAGTTGTGTAATTTCCATCATTTTATAATCAATCCTGCAGTTAATATTCCATTGAGCAATAAGGACAAATTTCTTTGTCGCTTAATTTTTTTAAGGTCTAGTTCTTTAGAAGCAATGATGGTGTCTTTTGAATTGATAATATAGCGCTGAGCTTGAATAATTGTATCCTGCGCGGCTATAATCACATCTTTTTCTTTATCCCTGCGATATAACACATGGATCATAGTATCTTGGATTTGTACTATGTTAAAAGTATCTTTTGCATTTTTTACAGCATCTAATTGTGACTGTAAATCAAAAAGACCATTGTTAAGTTCAGAAATGATAAGGTTACTGTTGTCAATAACCTTACCTTTTTCTTTAATAATAGTTTCTTTGCCTTCTATGCGTTTTTCAATTGTCTTTTGAGTAGATACAGGGTAAACCTGTTTTGGCTCTCTTAGAATTAAGATAAAGCACATTACCCCTAAACAAAGGGTCAAGATTATTGATATATTTTCTTTTTTAATCATAGATCTTATATCTATAATATACAAAAAAAATATATAAGAAGCAAAATTATCTTTAAAAGATAATTTAACTTTTTTGATTTGAATTTGTTTCTGGCGCAGCAGAAGAATTTAATGTAGTCAATGCTTGTAAAATTACAGCAGCATCCTGCATTGAATATAAACCAGCCGTAAATCCTTTATCTATAGCTTGTTTTAAAATTGTAAGTGCTTGTTCTGGATTCATATTGCTTCTAATTCAGTTTTTTGTTCAGCAGTTAGTCCTTCAACAAACCACTCTTTTTCTAACATAATTCTAATATGTCTTTCATTTCTGTCTAAAATAGCCACTTCTAATTCAGTAAGTGTTTCTTTAGCTTTAAGTTCATTAATTAAATGCACGCTATCATATGCAGCATTAATTGATTTTGTAACTTCTTCTTGTGTATATTCCATGTTCAAATATATTAATTATTATGCTAATAAAATTTTTCTTGCTACACCGTTGATTACAACAGACCATGTTCTTGTACTAGCTACAGTCTCTGTTGTTACTGCGCCTGAAGTATATGTAGCAGACCCAACAACAAATTGGTTGTTAGCCGTTGCAGTTGCACCTCTACCAATTACAATACAACTACTATAATTAGGAATACTTGTCGATGCACCTATTGCTACGTTGCTTGATCCTGTTGCATTTGTACCCATACCTGCAACACCTACTGCTACATTCCAAGATCCTGTAGTTAAAGCAGGACTAGCAGAAGCGCCAAGATTTACATTAGCTGCACCCGTTGTAAGATTCTGTGCTGTGAGTGTACCCATAGCTAAATTTGAATCGCCTGTAGTTGCTTTTTCTAAAGCTTGCAATCCGATTGCAATATTAGATGATGTATTTGCAGCTTGCAATGCTTTTCTACCAATGGCAATATTATTATACGAATTATTTGCTCCAACATACAAAGCCTGGTATCCAATTGCAATATTATCAGTACCTAAAGTAACACCTTGAGATAATGCTAAACTACCTATAGCAATATTATATTGAGAATCATTAGAATTACTCATAGCATTAAATCCAATAGCTATATTATAATCTCCTGAAGTATTACCAACTAAAGAAGAAGTTCCAATAGCTATATTCTCTTGACCATCGTAATTATTTAATAATGCATATGCACCGATAGCTAGATTATCAGGACCAAAACGATGATTATTAAGTGCATAGTAACCAATAGCCAAATTTCTAATTGCTTGACTATTTTGCAATGCATAATTGCCGACAGCTAAATTAGTTGACGTATTAGATGAAGCTAAACTTGCAGTACCTATGGCAATATTGTCGTTTTGATTACTAGAATTTTGTAATGCTGCGGCTCCAATAGCAATATTATTATTACCTATTTGATTTGCCAATAAAGACATATCTCCAATGCCAACATTGGCATATCCTACTGTATTAGATGATAGAGCAAGTTGTCCAAAGGCTATATTTGAAAAACCTGTAGTATTGGAATTTAAAGCAGAGAAACCAAATCCTCCATTTTGAGATCCTGTTGTATTAAAAGATAATACAGATTCACCAAATACAGTATTGGTATTAATATTACCTGTACCATTATTCCAAACAGATAATGTAGTATCATCAGTTTCTAAATAAGGAGGAAGACCTCCTCCGCCTCCTCCGCCAATAGGTACTCCATTAATAGTATACTGACCGGTAATATCTATATTTGATGCCATGAGTGATTAATTAAAATTTTTAATTTCAGTTTTATCATTTTTACGGAACATAACATGTCCAAAAATAATATCTTCATCAATATCTGCTTGAAAGTAACAACTTATAAATTCAAGACCTGTTTTACTTTTAAGTTCTAATTTTTTTAACAAAAAAGATTCTAATTTAGTTCTTTCTGCTGCTGTCATCTCAATCTCAGATCTTGCCATTATAGAATCACCTACACTTTTTCTTTCTTCTTCATTTTCTTTAACTTTAGAAGAAAGTACAGCTTGTTCTAAACTTGTAATTTGTACAGGTACTTTAATAACCCATTTTGTATTCCAATTATATGTTTTCATGTTCTTAATTTATTAATAATTTACAATTTGTACATCACCTGTAATTGTTATAGTAGAACCATTTATAATATGACCGTTAGCAGAATAATTAGCAGGTTTTAAAAATGTTGTACCTGATCCATTAATGTAGCCTGTGCAATTAGTCATGCTGCATTCATTTAAATAAATAATATTTTTAAATGAGTCTTGATTATTGTCATTTTTGCCTGCAAAACAATTAATGTATGATCCTATATGATATGGTTGCAGATAAGGTCCGTTATTTTGTGCATATCCGTTAAAAGGAAACCCAATTAAACTTGTACAATTTATATAATTACCATAACTCCAAGTATTTCCTGTATTTGGTGCATTAGTATAACAACAAAAAGAAGGACCTGATTCTGTATCAGATAAACAATTTAAAAAAGTAATTCGGTTTAATAAATCTGGACTATAAGGAATATTATTAAAAGTTTGATTGTACCCATTTCCATGAACAACACAATCTGAAATTTTTACATTAAATCCATAATTACTAAATGTAACACCTTCATAAATAAATGCTAAACCATTATAACCAGTTTCAACATTTTTAATATTTATTCTGGTATTTAAATTAATTAAATTAAGAAATCTAAATTGAAAGTTATTTCCTCCATTTGGTACAGAACAATTAAATATTTCTATAGTTCCTGGATATGCATATGGGCTAATTTGACCAAATAAAAATTTAAATGACTCATTTAAACTAGACTCATTGTGTGATATATTATACAGCTTGATGTTCTGATATACATCTATATTGTTAAAAACTTGACTTCTAAAAACAGTGTCGGTTATTATTAAACTAACACAAGATTTTTGAGTTAATAATAGGCTTTGTCCATTTAATGCGGATCCTATGTCTGAGTTGTAAATACTTATAAACCCAAACGACATAGAAGTTAATAAGCTATCATATCTCACAGGATATAATTGTTGCACTTGTGAGTTAGATACATAAATAGATCCACCAACATTTGTTGCACCTGGAGCTTCTGAAATAATTCCAACTGTACTGTTATTAACAATTCTTACTTCCATGCCATAAATCTGCTGGACGTAACTGCTATTAACAGTTAAATTGTAAAACCCATTAAACATTGAATTAACGCCATTTATTGTTGTTATATTACAATTTATAATTTCTAAATTACTAGCATTAAACTGATAAGTCAAAGTTCCAAAATACAAACCTTTTAATTTACAAGAACTGCTTGGAATAAAAACTGATTCATCTGTATTAAAACTTAATGAATAGAAAAATTCAATTATATCTGAATTTGGATCTACAATAATGAGCGGAAATATAGTAGCACTTGTAGGGATAGTTATATTAGACTGAAAGTAAGAATAAATTAGTTGCTCATCTATTGTAGAATATGGTAAAATACCAGCTTTAAAATAATTACCATTGTAATAACCATTGCCAGATATTTTTAAAAAAAGAATTTGAGTTGATGGGCTATAAAATGCATTCTCTACAAAATAATTAGGATCAATTACAGTATCTATATAATTTCCAGCTAAATCAATTTTAATAATGCCGGTGTTGTAAGTAAATCCATTAAGTTGAATAGGATTTCCATATGTACGGGTTACTAAATAAATATGACCTTGTGGAGAAGCATCAATTATTGTTGATTGTGGACTTTGATTAAAACCAGTACCTAAGTTAGTATTAAAAATATTAGTATTTGAAGATCCAATAATACCATCTTCTCCAATAGCTACTATATGTTGAGGACATGATGCGCCATTCCAAGAAGTAAAATACCCCATTAATAATATGGTATTTCCAATATAAGCTAAAGAGTTAACTGGATTTCCTGTAGCAGTACCAATATTTTGTAAAAATGCATCATCCACTGAACCATAGTCAACATTTAGTTTTGCTATAAATGGTGCTGCATATGTACCATTGATTCCTGTAACATTGCCAAAATAACCTTGTATTAAAATATCTTTTCCAATAATGTGCTCATTAACAACTATTTTGTCAATAAACCCGTCAGTTGTAAAAACATTGGGTATTAGATTATTATCAACTACTGTATACAAATGTATAGTTTGATTTGTTACTATAATAATTGTTTCATCCCCATTATAATTTTTATAATATGCAATAGCATTTACATAACCATACAAATTCATTAATGGTTGATTAAAAACAGGCGTTACAGTTCCATTAGGTGCTATTCTTAAAATTTGAGCAAATGGTGTTAAATTAGTTGTACTAAAGTCTCCATATACTATTTTATCTCCTGAATCTAAAGTTATATAAGATCTAAAATTATTTATTTTATATCCTGTTATTGAAAAAGGAGCAGCGCTACCATTTTGATCCATTACAGAATGAATATTTTGATCATAAGGTACATTATAAGCTTGAATTTTTACATCTCTAGGGTTATCTGTTAAGCTTACTATATCTATTCTTTTATTTAATAACAAGGGTTGACCGTTCATGTTATATGAACCTGGCCCAAGAACTAATGTATTATTTTCAGTTGTTCCTGAAGCTAAGGTCGCATAAGCATCTTTTAAGGCTTGACCGTTTTCTACAGGTGTGCCGTTAGCATATATATATTTATATTCTGGTCCTTTTAATTCTTTACCGCCAGGTAATGTAATACTTGTCGCCATATTTCTAAATTTTTTTTTACTGCGGATACACAGCTAACTATAATATACAAAAAATAATTTACTCAAGCAAATGTGTTTACCAGAATAATAAACATCTCCACATTTCAGTACCATTGTGTCTTGCTACATAAAGATATTTAAGACCATCTACTGTTTTAATAATCTCCATCCTATTTCCTGTTATTGCAGTTGACATACCAAAAGGTATTGTACCTGCATTTACCATTTCGCGTTTTACCATGTCAAAATAGAATATACGTCCTGTTTGATCTTTTTGCACATATACTCTATCTGCACCATCATAAGCCCACATTGAACCTACGGTAAAGACTTCACCTTGACCAGAGTTTTGGTATGCAATATCCCATATACCAGTAGTGATATCCATTCTATTTACATCAAGTCTGGAACCACCTGTTGGAGAAAATAACCATCTATGGTTTCCATTACCCCATGTCCATTTAAGGATAGTACCTGCACCTTTAGCTGGAGGTCCGTAAATAACATAGTTGGTTAAGTTATCAATTGCTGTAACTGATCCAAAAGTCAATGTAGTTGCTGTATTAGAAGTTATAGTAACCTCATTGGTAGTACTACCACCTCCAATAAATCTAAGACGTTTGTTCACCCATTGGTTAGTAACCCAGTTTTTACCTGTATCAACAAGAGTTGTTGTGGATCCTGATGTTGCTGTACCAAAAGTATCCATGATTTCATACCTTGTTGTGGTGTCTGGCGTAAATGTAGCGGCAGCGAATGTAAATGTATTATTATTATTAGCTGTGATAACTAACTCATTTCCAAGGCCTGTACCTGCGGTAATTCTTACAGTATGACCAATCCAAGTACCTCTTATCCAGTTTTTGGTTGTATCTGTAATAGATGTTGTTGTTCCGCTTGTTGGATAACCATATGCTACTTGAGCATCTGCCCAAAACTTTCTATCTCTACCGTAGGATGCAGGATCCATTATTATATATCTTGTACTACCTGTTGCAGGAGTAAAAGAAGTATAAGCAGGTATTGTAATTGTATTAGCGGTATTAGAAGTAATCCTTCTTATTTGTGTAGTTGGTGTAATTGTAGTATTTTGAATAACCATTAAAAATTTTCCAACATGTTCATTTACATCCCAGTTTCTTGATGCGTCAACTATAAGAGATGTACTAGTTGAAGACGTAGCAGCTAAAGATGCAGTAGCAGTACTTGCTACAACAAATGCAGTATTACTATCTACTCCTAATATTGTATAGGTGCCGTTCCATCCTGCTACAGATGAACCTGCAATTGTTACAGTATCACCTACTTTAAACGGGTGACTAATGGTTGTGTTAACGTTACCTGTTCTACCAATAGTTAATACATTTATAGTGCAACCTGAGCCTACACCAGATACAGTAGTTGTTACTGTTCCTGTAGATGTAGCATAACCACTACCATTAAATTTAAAAGAAACTCCAGTCACGCCACCAGTAGGTGTTGTTGAAGTTACATATAAACGACAGTTAGCACCACCTCCACTGATTTGAATAATATCATTAACTGCATAGTTAGCTCCAGCAGCATTTACTGCTACTGAAAGTACAGAACCTGTCCCGTTGTCTGTTGCTGATGCAATACCATAAGGTAAATCTCCTACTTTAGTTGCAGTAACGTTACAAGCAATTCCATCATCAAACTTAGGACCTGTTATCCATAAATCTGATTCAATATCATATGCTAATGTTAATGCTTGACCGTTTCCTACAAAGTAAATTAAATCTGTATCTGGCCAGATTTCATATTGTGTAGTAGCATTAGGAGTAACATCCCATTTACTATCTACTTCAAATGTGTTAGATGAGTTTGATACAATTCTCCTTCTTTGACCTGCCCCTACTCCTCCAACTAATCTAATTTGGTAATTACGGTATATGTCTGTTGTAAGAGTTAAAGTTGTGTCAGTAAGTCTTCTTGTAGTTGCTGATGTTGCAGTACTAGCTACATAAGCAGCCTCAACTTCATCCATTGGTGTTATTGCTATTTCAGTACCAATACCTGCGGAAAAGATGTTATTAGACATTGTTTTTTGGTACCATACATCTGTAAGAACATCATACATTTGCCATGTTAAAAACGGTGCACCCCCTTGTGAAGACAACAACCATATTACACCTGACATAATCATGAACCTACTATTTGCAGCAGGAGTTACAGTAAACGGTGTATCAACGGTTATTGTCTGACTTGCAATTTCATATGTTGAAAATGTACCTGAAAATGTTGAAATAAAGTTTTGGTTATCCCAAGGTTCATAACCATAATAGTTACCATCATTAAAAACTAGTGTATCAACTGTATTATATAATACTGTTCTTTGAAATGAAAAGTTATTACTAAAAGTAATTCTAACTGAGTAACCAACCCATTGATTAATTTGCCATCTTTTGGTAACATCTGTAAGCTGTGCTGAAGATCCAGAGCTGTTAACGCCAGACTCTACAGTAATAGGATCTGTTGCTGCAGTAATAGTCCTTGTTTGTTCTGCTCCTGTACCTGAAGTAATTCTAATTTTCTGGCCTACTAATTTAGCTCCTGATATAAGTGAAGGTATAGTTAACTGAGAACTTGATGGTACAGCTAATACTTTACCTCTGTTACCTTGGGATTTAGAATATACCATTGATTGCACATTTGAAGTGGTGTTGTAGGTAGGAGAAATTAACTGCGCCCAACTATCACTCCAAGTATCATATCTATACATTACACTGGTAAGCTGATAATAAATATATCTATCTGATCCATCAATAGCTGTTGCAAAACCAGAAGCAGCGTTGTTAAATGTTTGTGGAGCAAATCTTGTCCACTCCCATACTGGTTGATCAACTTGTACTTTAAGATTATTTGTAAGTGCCATTATGAGAAAATTAAGTTTGCTCTAATACCTGTATTATAGTTTGTTTTTGCCCAATCAATTAATTGAAATCTTGCATCTACACCTCCATAAAATGACGTAGTAAAACCTGTTTCAGCAGAACTAATCGTAATCCTTTGTCTCTGGTTAATATCTTGTGTACCTATAGGTTCCAAAAGTTTTGCAATTCTTCTAAGCAAAATGATAGTTTCATCCTGTGCTGGATTAATTACCTGACCATTTTCATCTACGAGGTTTACCTCTTTTACATCAATATAACTCATACTATATACCAATTAGTTGTTGTGTGTACTAACTCAAGTGATGTATAGGCATTCTTAATGTTTATTTCAGTCTGCTCATCAATGAGTTCCGGAGATAAAGGTACAATTTTCACTGTATTTTCTCCAATGTTTTTTATATTATACCCATTAGGGTTAGATAGCGCTATAGCCGGCAGATTAATGACGCATGGTGTCAACATATCAACATAGATATAATATTGCCCTACAGCCGGTGTAAATGGCGATACAGTAACTATTACTATACTACCTGGACTTACTACCTGTGTTTCTGCCTCCTGAATTCTATAAATAATAACCCCTGTTTGAGGAGTTGTTTTTATTACCTGTCCTACTTTGACTATTTGATTCGGATATGCTGGTTGTACATTTGTTACATAACCGGCAACTGTAGGAGAAAGGTAGAGGGTATCTCCATCCACCAAAGTATCCGTTGTAAAAGGATGTGCTGCTGTAGATCTGGTATCTAATGCATCAAGTGTTCCTATAGTAACACAAGGTCCTTCAGTATTAGGTGGAATGTCATTATCAATTACACCAAAAGTGTGTTCTGAACTTAATTCAGTATTGGCTTGAGCCTTAACAAAGACTGGTCTTTTACTTCCATCACTTGTTAAATAAACAATAGTCCCCCTATATAGGAATGAAGAACTTAAATTTTTTCCTATTACTACAACCTTAGTAGCATCAGCGGGTATTTGGAAGTTGGCAGGCACTCAACTTATTTGTTGTATGAAATCAATAATTCTGCACCAGGATTAAATGTAGTATCCCAACCAAATGTATTAGACGCATAAAAATTGTTAACTGCTCCTGCATCCATGTTTACTACTTCTCCTGGTTTTAAAGTTACATTAGTAGCACCACCATCAAAAGAAACATATGCATTTGCTGTACCAATACTTGCGAATGAAATTGATTTAACAACTTCATCAAGTAAACCCTGTGTGTTTAATTCTTTGCGAACTGTAGGAATAACTAGAACTGGAGTTATTGAACTACCACCTCCGCCTAATGCAGCTATTTTATCGCTTACAGATTGTAGTCCTTTTAATACTCTTAGTTGCCAATCAGTATTAAACTGATCTGAATTTATAATTGACATGGTGTGTGTGTTTAATAAACAATATCCTATAATATACAAAAAATATATTTAAAAAGCAAAAAAAAGTCCTAACTGCTTAGGACTTTAATTGTTTTAATTCTTTTAATTAAACAGCAGTAGCTGCAATAACACCACCGTTACTTACTCTAATTCTGTAACGAGTTCCATCAGGAGAAGTAAGAATAAGGCCTTTGCCAATTTCTTCTACTTCAATGTCTTTTGTTTTTACAACTAAATTAGCTTCTGTGTTTGTTGCCAAAGCAGAACCTACTGTTACCTGACCATTACCTTGAATAAGGAATCTGTCACCACCGCCACCATTAGTGTTTGTAGCAAATTTAATTGCATAATTATTAAAATTAGTAAAATAAAATGCATAGTTAGATAGGGGATCAGCATTGCTACCATTTAATCCATATTGAGATGCAGTTGCATTATTGGCTAACCAATTAGCAATACCAAAACCTGGAGTAATTTGGTCAATTCGCAAACCTGCATTATTGGTAAACATTCTTAACGCATAACCTGTTTGGTTAATTGAAGTTGTACCAATTGCAACTCTTGCTGTTCCTTGAGCACCTGTGCCTGGATTAGTCATTAGACCACCTGTCGGTGTCCATTGAGCTGTAAATGAATTCCAGTATGTAGTTTGACCATAAGCAGTACCGGATAATCCTGATCCAGATGGACCGGCAGGACCAGCAATACCCTGTGGACCCTGTGGACCTGTAGCGCCTTGAGCAGCAAGTAAAGCCCATTCAGTTGTGGCTAAGTTTGGAGGTGTTGTGGCACTTGTTGGAGCAATACAAAACCAAGATGCGCCATTGTATCCAACAGCATCATCAATTGCATAAGTTGCTCCTGATGTCCAAGCTCCTTGCCAAGTTAAACCTGCAGGACCAACTGGACCGGGTACACCCTGTGGGCCAATTGGACCTTGTGGACCTACCGCACCTTGTAGTCCAGTTAAAGATGCTTTAAGGTCTTCACCTGAAATAGCTACAGGTTTGTAGCCACCATTATATTTAGAATCTTTTTCGCCATAATAAATTAAATCATTTGGCTGAACAGATTTTCTGATCATTTTTGTTTTAATCAGATTAAAGAAGTTAATGCTATTATTTAACATGTCTAGTATTATTAAGTGTATAGTATAATATACAAAAAATATCTTTAAAAAACAAAAAAGCCCTGCTAAAATTTAACAAGGCTTTTAAGTTTACAAACAACAAGCTTAATAAATTGCTACAATGTGTGATTCTTGAGCAATGAATTTTGTTTTTCCATCAATTTCTACTGCATCACAGTAAGAAAGTTGACGTGGTGTTACAAGCACTTCATCTCCGGCTTTGCAGAATGTGACTTCTTCTCCTACAGCATGTACTTTAAGTTTAGTGTAGTGTTTTACTAAGTCTGCTTCCATTGATGCTTGCGCTTCTGGACTGAGTTCTAAGCCGGCAATTTTAGGCTCATAAGTTGGTTTGTCTAAGATGACTAGTTTTCCTTGATATTTCATGGTGTAAAATTAATATTATTATTTAAAAAATTAAACTCGCTGTCATATAAACAAATGCCCCTAATACAATTAATACTATACAAAGGGAAATAGCAGACATAGAAGCCTCATAGTTTGATCTTCCTTTGTAACCATAATCAGGCATTTCTTTTTTAGTTTTTCGCGACATCTTCTAATCTGTTCAGCACATCCTGAGCGGTATGTCCATCATATGCTTGTTTTACAATTAGTTCTTCCGGACATTGAAATAAATCCCAATCTTCCATCTTATAGTGATTGGAGATTTGTCCTGTAGGAAGGATTGCCATTACAATAAACCATCCACCACCAAAGCATTTTGTGCCATCGCTGTGATGTTTGGATTTATGCACATCATATAATCCTTCTTTTGCCCATGCATTAAATGCAACGGCATTGTACATTTTTCTGAATTCATACAACTCATCAAATGTATGGTACCCGTCAGATAAACTTCCAGTTTCATCAGCAGAAACATAGGTTTTTTCAAAAATATCTGGCTTACATGGATAGAATTCACCATTGACTCCCTTTATGATATAATCACCAAGAGATGCAGTCATAGTTCCTTCAAGAGTAGGAATTTCAATTTTTGGTTCACCAGAAGTATGTAATACACTTTGTGATCCATCCATGAATTCTGCAATTTTATCCATAGTTGCTAATGATGGGTCCGTAAATTGGACCGCATCAATAGCTACAATTCTTTTAACATATTTCATGTTAATCTCGGTTTTTGTATACTTCAATTAAATACTCGCCTAGATAAACTAAACCTACTGATGCCAATACTCCTAGGCATACACCTGTTGCAATTACTAAAACATTCATGTTATTTGTTTTTTTGGTTAATATACGATTTCAAAATTGCCAAGTAATTGATAGCATCTTCAATTGTATCTGTGATTGCTTCATCTTTTACCATAGCTTCTTTATCCAACAAAGTGGATATACGCGACATCTTATCCATCAAGCGAACTAAGATACCTCTTTCTACAGGTACACCTGCAACTGTTGAATTTTCAAAATTGGCAAATGGGTTATTGTTAGATCCCCCATAGTCATTGTTTTTTCTAATAGCTGTTTCCATACAGTTTTGAAATGTTTGATGAATATCATCCAACAATACATTTGCCTGAATTGACCCTTGTTCATCATATTTGTATTTGCTACCAGATTCCCAATTATAATTTTCATTTCTTCTTACCCAAACAGCATCTTTAGAAATCCAAAACGGTCCTTCTGGAAACTGCAACTGATACTGGCTTCCATTTTCATCTAAGAATTCATTAAAAATCATTTGTCCCTTTGACTCTGAAGAGCCATGCATTACTTTAACTTGCATATCATTGTTGTTTATAGAATTTACCAAGTATGTTTCCATTAAGGAATTCATCTTTTTCCAATACAGCTAATGTGAATTGGTATTTGCATTCTGCATAAGACAGCTTTAATTTGCTAAAACAGATCTCTAGAATTTCTCTTCTGATTGGAATTCCATCTTTCTTAGCTTTTTTCAAAACCTCATTACTACTGTAGTAGTTCTGATATGTAGTCTTGCGTACACGCTTATAACTCTTTAACCTTTTATCTGTAGGAAGATCTTTCTTAGCCAATTTGGTTTTGACATCGGCATAGAAATTCTTCTTACCAATGTAGCGCACAGATTTGCCATCAATAATTGCCAACATCTCATAAACAAATCCAACAGCTCCTTCCGGAATCATGTCTTCAGTAAACTCCTTACCTTCAAATACCCACATTTAACTTAGTTTTAGTTGGACACGCTTTAACTTCTTTCTTGACAGGACCCATTGATCTTCCAGTTGAGTACTTATAGTAAGCAGGGGTTAGTTGATCCATTCCAATTCCAATACAGAAGTAAGCTCTGCAAAATTTAATCTTATACCCATTGAACACCCTATAGAATACTCGTACCATCTTACAACTTTTTAGTTCCTAATTCATCAAAATATGTCAAACACTGTTTGTCAATTGTCTTTCTTTTCCTTGCTAGGTTAGGATTGAGCATAATATACTTGTACTCCTTCCCATCCTTTACCGTATGGATGTAACTAATCACACTCTTACGGTAGAGTCTCTTCATAAAATCAGCATACTTGTTTCTGGTGTACTTTAATTCACTCATAAGTGAATTATCACTATGTGGAACTGAGCGTTCATGATAAAGAATGTTATATGGACCGTTAGTCATGTCTGCCATCTTTAAGATTCTTCCATAATCTACAGGACTAAAGTTCTGTAAGATGTACTGAAGGGCAGAACTATCAATTATAACATACTCTTCGCTGTGAATGATAACCAAGTCTTTGTCAACAACATTAACTGTAGTAGAAGCCGGGAGAATCTCTCCTGTGCTAACATCTACAATGCCTTCTGTAAGCCTAGTCTTTCTGATAACTGATTTAACCATACCCAAAGATAGCACTATTTTCCAACAATGCACCCTTTTAGGTGCAAAAAATGCCGTTTTTTGAGAAATTTGCACCTTTTTGGGTGCAGTATATCTTTATAAGTAGGTCAAAACTAGAGAGTTATGGTAGTCTCTCTATATTATATATTAGGGAGTATTATTTCCCTTGCCCTTTGTAGGCTTTCTTGTAGTTTTTGGAGCCTTTAGACTTAGACGTTTTAGTCTTCGCATGGACACCTGGCCTACTTACTTTAGAAGTAATTCTTTTTCCTACAGAACTAGTGTTAACCTTTGCCATTTTATCTTGATTTTGATTTGAGCAAATGTATAAATTATTTTTTATAAGAACAGAGAGTAAATTTTCTCCATTATGTGTGAGTGAAAATAAGCCTCGGCTTCCATTTCCTTATTGCGGTCTAGGAAAATAGGCAAGAACTCTTGACACAGGTGTAATGTCTCATGAGCTAATGTACCCATGTTATGTGGATTAGTTGGATCAAACCCGTATTTGAGAATAATCATTCTAAATTTAGAATTAGGATAGCTTTTAAGATCTTGCCATGTATACATTCCATTAGAAGCAGATGTTCCATACTGATCCAGTTCTTCTAAATCTTTACGCAGATCATTAATTTCTGCCACTATTTCTCTAACCCACTCGTGATGCTTTTTGATTTTTTTAAGATCCCTGGTATCTATGCTTCCATAGTTTTCTTTAAACCAAGCTATGACTTCATCAGCATTATGCCCACTGACTACAATTAGTCTGTCATAGCTATAGGGCTCTAAAGGAATAGAGTCAATTATAATTGTACTCATGCAGTTTGTTCCACAGGTTAAAATAAAAATCTAAACTACATTACCATTATTTAGATCCCCCCAGGGGTAAGAATGAAAGAACAACCCCCAGGGCAATCAATCTGTAGCATTGTAAAGGTAAGAACTTTTTGGGTAAATTAAAACTGGACAATATAAGGGTGTGGTGGTACCCTACCATTCCGGACCCCCCGCCCTCGGACTGCGAGTGGTGTACCCCCTAGGTAAAAAGTTTGGGTAGAAAAAATCCTGGGCAGGATCCAAAGAAATATCTCTGGGGAGAAGGTGTTGCTCAACAGACAGCACTCTCACCCACAACCGGAGCACAGGACACGGAGCACCAGACACAGAGAAGGAGAGAGCAGGGAGGAGAGCAGAGCACAGTGTGTTAGATGTATATTGGGTGTTAATACAGCACGCTCATCTAAAACATAAATTTAAATGACAAGTCATTTTAAAACCCTTAAACTAATTATCATGAAAAACAATTTGTTTACATTATTGCTTGTTCTCATGGCAGCAGCAAGCGCTTACCAAGTAGTTATCTCAAACAACAATGATCAGCTTATCTTAGGCTTGTATTTGTTTCTATTGAGTGGTGCTATCTTCGCTCTCAACTTGGTTCATCCTTTGTTCAAAGACAATAACTAATTGCGCTATGGACAAAGGAACAAAGTTGACAATCAGTGGTACACTCTTAGTTGGTGTATCAATTCCAATGATTGGTCTCACCAATTCAAGCTTTGCAGTATTCACCTTCATCTTTGCATTTGTAATGACAGTGTGGGGATTAGCAAAAATTGAATTAGAGAAATGAATGCATTATTAATTACGGTGTTGGCTATGGCTCTATTCTACAGTCAACACCTTTTAAATCAAAAGAAATGAAAAAAGTTTTAACAGCTGTGAGTTATATCACATTAGGTGTAGTAGTTGGATTATTAATTGGATCAACTACACAACACCGCACAAGACACGTGGACACTGAATACTTCATTGAGTTGAAAGGTAATTCAGCAATCATTGAGGGATTAGACAGACATACATACTTCTGCCCTATTGACAGTATTCCATCAGTATTAATCAAAGATAACTTATAGTTATGAAAAAGACATTGCTAATCATTACGGCACTTATCTTCTTAGCATCTTGTGGTACAGCCAAGTCTTGCCACACTAAGGGATACTATGTGTCCAAGTCTATTAAGAAGGCACAAGCAAAGCCTCACGCACATTAAGGGTAGGGCTTCGGCCCTTACCTTTTTGTTTGTTGTTTACTATCACTCTCAGCAAGCCTTCGCTCAACCGCTCAGACTATGCTTCAATCATTCAATCTTAATGTGTTCACTGCGTTCACTTTTATCTATCTTTCTTTCAATGACACAGCACACCCTTCTTAAAACATAAATGCAAATGACAAGTCATTTTTTTATTCACTAAACCCCTTAATTATGAATTTTATTACAACAAATGTAAGTAAGTCAGATACATCAAGACTTCTAAACCTTGCTACAAAAGTAACAACTGCCTCTGACATGTATAAGTTAATGTGTAACTTAGAAAGGTATGAGGAATACAACAATGGACCACTGGATTATGTTGAACAAGAATTAGGAAAAAAGTTCAACATAAATGTTGCTGTATCTACATTCAAGCAAACACATCTTACTGATGGTTCAATGAAATTTGAGTTTCTTGTAATGATTAACAACAATGTGGAACAACCTGTTCATGCAATGGTACACAGAGCCGTAACACAAAGGTTAATTGACCACCTCAACAGTTAATACCATGAGAGTCAACATTAATTTAGAAATGGACCTTTGGCAAGAAGAAATCTGTCAAGAGTTTAAAGCTACGCCATCAACCACTGATAATTGGAAAATGCCAGCATCATTGGAAGAAGAAGATACTGATGTACCAAGCTATTGGCACGATGATACATCAGGTCTTCAAGATTGGAACTAACAGGTGTCCCTTCGGGGATACCTTTGGTTTTTTACTATCACTCCAACCACACAACAGCACACCCGCCTCATACATAACACCACACACCCAATCATTCACTCAATCTGTGCGCTGCGCGCGCTCTTTCTATCTTTCTCTCTTAACAGAACACTCAGCCTTATACATAAATTTAAACGGCAAGCCTTATTTTTTCGCTTTCGCGCTGTCAAAGCGTTGCATATTAATAGGCAGGTGTTATACGGGACTACCTACAGATAAGTGTCCCACAATCTATTTCTTAAAGTGCAGGCAACACTAATAAATACCGCCAAAACAGTTATGAATACTATTCCATTCACAACTTTGACAAAGTCCCAAGTAGTTAAACACATTTGGGCTAACCGTGCTGATAATGGTTACGAGGGTAAAAATGCTGATGTGAAGAACCTCACAGATGCAGAGCTTGAGATGTATTATAATAATGCACCTTTAGCTGATGTACCTCAAGTTGTTTCAACTGAAACTGTAGAAGATGTTACTAATGTTGTTGCCCGCGTTACTGCTAAAGGGGAACCATATTATACCATCGGTCTTGAATTGGTTGAAACAAATGGTCTCACTTTCCGCTTCAAGCACAATGATAAAATTGTGTTGGTAGCTAATGATGTGGATTTATATAAGATTCACAAGGAAAGTCCTATTGCTATTGGTACTGTGATGCACTTCAACTACGAGGGTCCTGAAACTTTCAAGACACTCACAGGAGATTTGCTTGTTGCCAATAACAATGCAGACAACCGTTATCGCGGTACTCTTTCCAAGTCTTGCAATGATATCTTTGCTGTGCGCCTTCTTCAGAAAGAAGAGATGCGTATGAAGAGAACTGTTGCTACCATGGAAATTGCAGATGAGCTCGGCACTACTACTCGTAAGATTAGACAAGTGATGAATGCTAATCTTGCTACTGATATTGCAGAGCGCATGAAAGCTAAGCTCGGCTAATAGTCCTCAGACCTGTGCTACACTTCGGTGTGGCATAGGTTTTGTTTGTCTCCACCGCGTGGACCAAGTAGACTCACACCCTGAAAATCAAGGTGTTAAGAAATGAGGTCCCATCGTGTTTTAGTAACAGTCCCAAGGTGTTTAAGTAACAGGCCCATTGTGGTGCTATGTGTCGGCTCATTCAAACCTTCGGTTTAAGCCGCCTGGGCTAAATCCCTGACACTCCGTGGGTTGAACCTCTTCGGTTCAAACTCCCGCATAGTTACAGTCCCATAGTATGCATTGCGGTGCTACATGTTTTAGTTACCGTCCCATGGTAGGGGCTTCCCCTAGCAGTTACTATCATCAGAGAGAGCGTGTGTGGAGTAATTCATTTACTATCACAAATACTCACAAAAATGTCACAATCAGTAGATTACACAAAAACCTTCATGGTAGAATGCAAAATGTCTGCAAGAGAATACTATGATTTCCGCCTACTAGCTTTAGAGAAGAGAGTCCAGTTCACAGTCGTGTGGGAAACCACATATTGTATTGTAACAACTGAAGCTCCTTTCCTTGCAGCCTGTGGTTACACTCAAGGTGTTGACTTTTGATTATAAGGGCTCTATAAGGCCTTTAAATACAGTTACTTAGCCCTAATGTTAATTCTGTGATGCAATTTACTATGTATATAGGCATCTTAATTGCATTAATAAACTCTCATTAGGGTTATTTAACGGTATTATGGGGTTCTTTGTGTGTAATAAGAATCAACGGTCCAACAATTAATCAATTTCAACCAATCAGTTAAATCGGGTTTAAGTTCCCATTATATAGTTATATCTATGAAAACACTTAGCGCCATAACAACAAGGCTAACCTTAGCATTAGCAGCTCAACAGCTCCTATACGGGATCTACTACAACAAATGGATTGATTTCACAGAATGGTCTTCAACCACTCTATTCTTTGAATCACTCTTTATACTCTCTATTGTATTCTCTTCTATAGTAGATGCACAAAGAACAGCTGTAGGACCAAGCAAATCTAGGAGTACAGCCATAGCAGACGAGGATAACACATACACAGAAAGAATCTAACTATGTGGACAGTTATCTTACACTTCGGCAGAGGTCATGTACAAATACATTCAGACCTAACAGTAGATCAAGCAGAGAACATGTTACATGTAGCAGTATTCCGTAACAGGGATTGTGTTAATGCTAACATATTCATGCAAAAGCTGGAAGATCCACGGGATCAACCTGATTATCCAACTGAATAGTCTAAGCATCTAGGCTCAGTATACTGGAGGAGATGATGCATTATATGCTCCTCCATTTCTATTTTAAAAACTGTGTGTCAATTAGGAGTTGAAAACGGCCACCTACACACACAGTTTTATTAGAGGAAAGTCCTCATTTATTTAACAAGACACGATCATGACTCTTAGTGTCGCCCAACCTAGGGATGTGAGTTACCCGTTTATTATGCAAACTGAATATGTGCCGTTCTCTTAATGACTTTGAGATGTGAGAGCCAACCTAACGCTTAGTCAGCAGGTAGAATGGGAGAGTACCGAAAGAAACCTCTCCTTTTAACCCTATGGTGTAATTGGTAACACGGTCCTAATTTAATATGGTGTATGCCAGGGCTAGTGTCAGTTCGAATCTGACTAGGGTTACACGTTTCAGTTCATCACTGAATAGTATGTCCAATATGATGAGAAGTAGGCTGATTACCTACATGGAACTTCTGATAGGGAAACGCTCTATCCGGTCTGACTAACCGCGGTGAATATCAAAGAGAAGCAAAGAACAACGTGCTCTTACAGTCATTTAACTCTCATCCAAGCAGGTACTATAGTTCTTTCCGCTACAGAGTCCCATTAGGCTAACTCATTAGAATATGGTAAAGATGTCAAGGGTTGCAACCTTGTGAGAGTTCTATTTATTTATTAAAATAACTATAGTATGCGGAAGATTAAATTAATATCTATTATCTTAGGGCTTACGGTTATAGTCATGGCTAAACATAAAGACCCTGTTAAAAAGAAAGTTGTAAAACATTACAGCTTTAAAAGCGTACCTGATTGGTCTGTTACCAAGAAAGGCAATCAATTAAAATATTTAAATCACCTATATAATACCAAGTAACATGAAAAAAAGTGAATCATTAGGAGTAGTCTTAACTGTACTACTAGTTGCTGCAGTTATCTTCGGAGAAGTACGCTGCATTTACAAAGCTATTACCTGTAATTGGGATCCAATCGGTAAGGCTGAAATCATCTATACAACAGGTGCCTTTACAGGTCTGGGTATTTTTATCGGATACATGAATCTTGAAGACAAGTAATCATGGCTAAGTATATCAAAACAAAAGATGGTGAAATGATTGTGTTCAGTGAATCAATACTACACAGCACCTTTATGCATCGAAGTCCTGTAAGTGCAGGCTTCATTAAGTTCTACACAAATAAAGATGGTGAATTAGATTGTCATTGTTACGGTGAATCTATTTCACTTGGATTAGCCAGTGAACCAGAAGATTCGGGCATAGCAAAAGCACACTTATTAAGATTAATATGAAGAATAAAGCAGAACTTATTGGATACTACGGATCAGATATCATTCATGCATTGTCAGCATGGACTAGTACATCAAGGGATTTATCTCCTGATAAATTTGAACGTATACCTGCATTGCTAAAGATGTTAGCAAGTGAGGGACATCACACACCATTTGAGAAATCTTCTTTACACTTTCTTGTAACAGTAGATCAGGCAACACACATTCATCTTCTAAAGCACCGGATCGGTGTGAGTATCAACGGTGAGTCTGCCCGCTACAAAGAGTTGAAAGAAGATAAGGCTTACATACCACAGGATTGGCCAACAGATTGGCTTGAACATCTTGAATGGTTCACTAAGGAATCTAATCATTGGTATCATGAGGCTCTTGAGAAACTTACACCTAAGTTAGGTCGCAAGAGAGCTAAAGAAACAGCTAGATTCTTTAAGCTAATGAACTCACAGATTACTATGGATGTTATGTTTAACTGGCGCAGCTTTTATCATTTCCAACAGCTACGCAATAGTGAGCATGCACAAGTAGAAGTACGTGAGTTAGCCCAACAGATGCTTGACCTTGTCAAGAACATTGAAGGGAATCCATTCAATGATACTTTAGAAGCATTTAACTTATGAAATTTGAAACTCTTCAATCGCTTAGTAAAAACAAAGCATCAATAGGTGACAGATTTGTAATAGAAACAGGGATTAGAACAGTTACTCAAATTACTACTAAGTATACATACTTAGACAACGGTACATACTATCCCAAGAAATTGTTTAATACATGGATGCGCATTGCTAATGATATAGCATATAGAGATAAGCATTCCATTATTAAATATATGAAGGCTGATGAAGCTCATAAAGATGCTATAGTCATGCGTAAAGAAAGCAAGGAAGTCTATGATGAAAAATATAGAGAGCCTGGTGTCAATCGCATGGGTAAGAATACATCACTCAAGTTGTACATTGTTCTATCAGGTGTAGGTAACACGGTTAAGTTTTATTTCTCGCCTACATTTAAGGCGGATCCAGAAGACCTTGAGAGTTCCTACAGATCCATACACGGAACATCATACAAAGCTTTTGCTTGGGGTTACTACATACAGCATGAGAACAACATAGCCTTAATAGGTATGTATTCATACAAAGATGAAGTACTCACAGAAAAGCGTGTAAGGTTTGCAATGAATAATGTAGAGAGAGAAATCATTGACGGCAAGAGATGTCACATCAGATTGTATCCAAACTTTCTCAATCTATTTCACAGCAATCCTCCTCCGGATAAGCACATTCAGTTACTATCATCAGCAGTCTAACTGTCAACACAATCATTCAATTTATTATTCACACAGGGTTAGTGCTAGAGATAACTTCAACGGCACTACTCAAAATCTAAAACCATGCGTAAAATCAGATACTTAGGTCGTGATAAAGATGACCAGATCCAAGTACTTAGTATTCCAATTGCAGAAGCAGTAGAGAAAGGAATGTCTTTTCAATTAGACGGCTGTGATATGACCATTACAGAAAATGAAGAACTGGCTTTTCTTATACACCGACATGCACCTCATCTAAATATTAAGCTTAACAATAGTCATGAGTATACTATAAACCAGCTTTTTGCTATGTGCCCGTATATTCTTGAAGATCTGATAGACTTATACGGAGGCAAAGAATATCTTGCTGAAATCTTAATTCATTATGATGAGTTATACAAACAAGAGGAAACTATAAAACTATGGAAAGAAAAAGAAAATCAGTTGTAGTAGAACCATATCCACTAGTCTGTTGTCTACCTGGACGTGAAAATGTAATGCCTGAACAAGGTATATTAAGAAAACTAACCCGCAAATTTTACCACAAAAGTGGTACCGAGCTCCGCTTAGAGCTTGAACAAAGAATTAAATTATTACCAACCCTAAAAAATTATTAACATGGGCGCAAGTAACTTTCACAAAGTAAATGCTAGTCAGTATTATGCCGTACTGATGCATTTTGAGTCTCCTGTTATTCTTGAAGATGGCAGCGAATCACCAGAATTAGAATATCATGTACCAGATGTTGAAGACACAAATGATTTTGTTTATTGCATCCAAGAAGATGCTAAAGAAAAATCAGATCAATTAAAAGTCTTTTATAATCAAACAACATCAGAAGATCCTTATGAATTAAGATCATATCCTGCTAGATCATTATTTCAATTTTATAGAAGAAAGTCTTTCGGTGATATTGATCTTACAGTAAACATTAATTGTGTAATACGCTGGGGATATTATGAAGGCGGTGTTCTTGATTGGTTTATGACTTATGAATTAGATGGAGATACTCTTGAAGAAATTAATTTCTACGATTGTGTTACACACTATTCTGAGATGAATCCAGGTATGATCAAAATACAAACTAAATCAGCAGAGAAATGGGCTACTAAAGCAACAGATGAGCTGATTGAAATCATTGAGAATATCTTTAAAGAGCATTCAATGCCGCTTAAAGTTGAGGCTTCATTCAGTAATGGAGAAACAATTTATAGCAAGTCATAAACATTAGGGGGAATAAATGAACCACCGTTGTAGTCTGACTCGCGGTGGTTCTTTATTCTAAAGATGCTAAGACAGCAGGGATAGACTTGCACTGGTTGTACAAAGGGTAGGTTAGTGACATTTCCTACCCTTTATTTTTATTGTCAAAACTAATTTTTAAAGTATGAAAACTTACCACATCTGTTTTGCTTTATGCGAAAAACTTTGTACTGGAGTTAATGTAAAGGCTAAGACTTACATGGAAGCTCTTAGAGAATTCACCAAAAAACATGGTGATCAAGACATCTTATATGTACAAGCAATTGCTGAAGCATGACCAGAGAAAACATAGCTGACTTAATGTATACCAAATTCATTAACTCAGATAAGAGTAAACAAAAAAAGTTATTGCAGTATTTATTAGAAACAATTGGTAATCAAGATACAATAGTAGACTTTTTAAATGGCAAGAAAATTACTAATGAGGACAAGAATTTTAAAGAAGGAGATATGATTTACATCAAACACGATGTAAGTTGTTATCCTAAATTAAATAAAAAATATTATGAATCTAACAGCTTAATTGTAAATGATTTGTATATTCGTGTTCTAGTTAGCTATATTAATCCTGTGACAGGATATGTTGGAATTGAAATTTACACTGAAAAAAATAAACTTGAAGTGGTAGATATCTATACCGGTTACATTCCTGAACAAAACCCAGAATTAATTATGTAATTATATAGATGTTATATCAACTCCCCAATGGCAAGACAATCAACATTAGTGTTGAAGCATTCCTTAGAATGTCAGATGATGACCTGCGCTATTTAAATGAGTCAAATAACATCGGATGTAGTTATGATGATGGCAATCCTTTTGCTATCAATGAAGATCAAGATGACATATACATCATAGATGATGTACCTCTTGATGAAATTGCTGATGATCTTGATATCAGTGATGATTTAGATTAAATTCCCCTAACAAATTTTATTATGCAAACAGTTACTAGCTTTGATGGCTTACAGGAATTGATGTATTCCGGCCAGATGGAAATGAAACAGTTTCCACAACAGTCTTTTACAGACTACACAAGACTTACACCTACTCAACAAAAGTTATTTAAACATGCTATGGTTGGGTTAGATATGTACACACCGCAAGAATTATATGCCATGAATAGCTCTAAGAAAGCAAAGATCATGAAGCGTCACAAACTTGCACAAACAACACTTAATCTTTGGAAGCAGGAGTTAACTAATAAGATCACTAATAACATCTTATCAAGTTTATTTCCTAAATCTAAATTGATTAAAGAACTAACAAGTGACAACTCGGTTAATAAGAATTACATTAATACTCTTACCTTTAAGGAATTAGGCATTAATAAAGTAATGATCATTAACAAATTGATTCAAGAAAATATTTTGCCTCAGAATTTTGCAACAATATGATCTTAAAAAAGAAAGAATGTAATGGGTGTCATCAAGAGAAATACATTTACAAGAATGTAACTGTTGATGGCATCCGTTATAAGCTATGTCAATCCTGTGCTATGAAACAAGATGTTAAGCCTCGGCAAACAAGAACACAGATA